TTGCAAAGGGGCAGTTTTTGCAGTTAGGCCGCTCGCTTCGCTCGCGGATATACGGAGAGTTGGTAGCGGCCTAACCCAAAAGGTAGGTGCGGGGTAGACACTCTCGATTTAGTCATCTACCCATCCCCGGTATCTTGAGTCTTCTGCCGGCTGGCAGCGTGGACACCAGGGAAAATTAAATATCCCCTAACAGGTCGATTGAAACATCGTGGTAGGCTTTCTTCTCTTCCTCGTCAGCGATACCGATATAGCGCATGGTGATGAGAGCGCTGGAGTGACCGAAAAGACGCTGGAGAAACACAATGTCGTGGTTGCTCTGGTAATGGAAGTATCCGAAAGTCTTCCGCAGAGTATGGGTACCGATGTTCTGCTTGATCCCGCAAGCCTTAGCCGCATCCTTCAACTTCTTGCGCAAGGTGTCCACTTCAATGTGACCACCTTCGCGGGAAGCGAAGATATATTCATCAGAGTAGTGGCCGGCATCGCTACCGTAGTACCACTGAATAGCGTGGACACAGGATTCATTCAGATAGAGTCCACGTCGCTTGTCTACCTTCTCCTGGAAGACTGAGATTTTGTCGGTGGTATCAGTGTAGTCTCCGACAATGTAACGGATCTTGCCATCAGGGAAGAAAATATCAGAACACTTCAGTTCCAGAAGCTCGTTGGCTCTGAGGCCGAGGTTGATACCCAGGATGAATGCCAGCAGGTATTTGGGATCAGCGTTGGCCCGTAGCCAGGAGGCCATAGCGTCAAGCTGCTCACGAGACTTGATCGGGAAAACCGTCTGCTCCTCTCCCTTGCGGTAGTTGACCTTCTTGGGAGGCTCGGCAGCAGAGGTACCGGGAAACTGAATGATTTTACAGTTGGTCGGCGGTACGGTATTGATCTGAGGAGCCGTAGGCTGATCAAAGAGGGTAAGTTGCGTGTCCATAGTCCACCTCATTTTCTTTGTTGCAAAAGAACCGTCAGTTGTTGTCTCTTACCTTAATTTATTCTACCATATATGGGGTCTAAAGTCAATCAAAATATTAGTTTTCTTTGTTGCTATCGGAGAAGAATACGACTGTAAACGGGGTGAATTATAGAGGGTTGACAGAAAAACCGGGGCTGTAAGGCCAAAAATGTGATTTTGGAGGTATGGGTTTAATTCATTTACTGTTGGGGAATCGTCGAGATTGTTCCCGAGTGAAAAATGGGGATATGGGGTGTACGTGATAGAGTGGAGGTACTGAGCCGTTTCGTGAGAAACGGAGCGGGCGCGAAAATGTGAAGGCTCCCCCGGTGCCGGTGGCGTCCAGGCAGGCGGGCGGGGTGCCGTTGTTCGTCTGCTGACGGGCGAAAACGGGCCGGGGTTCTGCAAACTCTCCAAAAGCAGAATTGACAGAGACGAAAACGGGCGGGAGAACGTCGGGAGACTGGGAGCTTCAGCCGGTGCGGGCTGGGGTGCCTGCTGGCCTGGGGCGGTGCTGGGCTGGCCGTTCGGGGGCGGGGTTCGGTTTATATATGACTTTGACGGCAAAACGGCAGGCAAGCGGGCGCAAGTCCTCATCTTTTCGCCCTTCCTCCCTTCGTGCTCTTCTTCTCCCTCTTCGGATGTCCTCGCGGTTTCCGGCTGGCTCTGTCTGTTCGATCTGGGCGGGCAGGCTGGCGGCATAGGGGCGGCGGGCGGCGGTGTGTCCATCTGGCCGGGGCGCTGGGCGTGTCGTGCGTCTCCTGCGGTAGGTGGCAGGGCGGGCCGCTCTCGTGCCGTGTCTGCTGGCCGTCTCTCCTGCTGGCCGTGCTGGGGCAGTCTGTGCGGGCGCTGGGGCTGGCGCTGGGCATGGGCGGCGATCCCAGGCCAACCGGCTTGCTAATCGGCAAAATGCACAAAGATTCAATAAGAAATGCAGCATAATGACGAAAATGATGGGCTGTATTCTGTACTTTTTACGCTATAAATATGCCTGTTTTGGCATAAAATAGGCTGTTTTTCTAACTTTTCAGATATAGCAACAAAGAAAATGATTGACGGATGGGATTTTTTATGGTAAGATATAGACAGTTAAAGAGGGCGGGCGCTGGGGCCGTTGGCCGGGGGTATCCTCTCCGGGCGGCAGGCTCCACCGCTTCCCGATAGCAACAAAGTAAATCAACGTAAAGGAGAATGAACAATGAAAAAGACTTACAACATGGGCGAGATCATGACGCGGGCGTGGGCCATCCGCAAAGCGGCGGCGGCTGAGATGGGATGCAAGGTGTCTGAAGTCCTGATGGGCGAGTGTCTGAAGATTGCCTGGGCTGAAGCTGAAGGCGCAAACGCTGAGACCAACGCCGCCGCCATCGCTGGCGAGTGGGCGAACATGACCGACGCTGACAAGGTGCGCATGATGACCGCTTGCATCCGCAAGGCCGCAAAGAATGAGATCGGCTATTCCACCGAAGACCATTACCTGCAGTTCTCTGAAGTGCCCGCGTTCGGTTGCTTCCGTGCTCATGATTTTGATGAGTTCGTGTCTGAAACCTGCATCCGGGTTCTTGACAAGCTGGCCGACCTTGGCAAGCTGGCCGCAACAAATGAACGCCGCGCCGCTCAGGGCAAGCGCCCGATGCGCCTGGTGTCCGTCGTCTACAATGCCGCGCGGGCTTCCATTGCGGCGGTGTACTACGCCGACAGCAAGCACGGGGCCGCGTATGACTGGCAGATCGAAGACGGCGAGGGCAACGCGGCGAGCTTCCTTGAAACCTGCTGCGGCGATGCTACGGTGAACACCGAAACAAGCGCCATCATCCGGGCAGACCTGGACGCTTTCCGGGATGGGCTGGACGAGATCGGGCGGCAGATTCTCGAAATGGTAGCCGCGCACAAGACGGAACGCGAGATCGGAAAAGCCGTGGGCATCTCCAATGTGGCTGTGCATAAGCGCATTGTCAAAATGCGGGCGGCGCTGGAAAGTCTGCGGGTTGCCTGAAAAGAAATTTTTCCGAACGGTTAGCAACAAAGAAAATCAATCTGTAAATGATAGCGGGGCCGGCAAAACGGAACGCCGGCCCCAATGAAAAGAACGTAAAGGAGATTTGAAAATGAATATCAATAACGCGGTTCTGAAAAATTGCTTGAAGCTGTCCAGCAAGGTCACGGTTTACGTGCCCGCCACAAACGGCGTTGACCGGGCGGCAGACAATACGGAACAGGTCAAGAAAACGGCGGCGCTCCTCTCCGAGCTTTTCGGCGGCGCGACTTCCACCCCGGCGCTGGGCTACTGGATGTCTCCGGCGGCTGGCCTGGTGGCAGAGGCCACAACGGTAGTTTTCGCCTATGCTGCGGATGCGGCGCTCCAGGAGCACGTCGGGCGCGTGGTGGAGCTGTGCGAGGAGCTGAAGCGGGAGATGGGACAAGAGGCCATCGCCCTGGAGATCAACGGTGAGATGTATTTCATCTAACAGCAGGACGGCGGGCGAGGGCTACGGCTCCCGCCCGCTTTTCTGTTTTCCGGGCCGTGTAAGAAAATTTTTCGGAACGGTTAGCAGATCGGGCGCGGCGTCTGTAATTATAACAGAGGGACACAAAACGACGTAAAGGAGCGAAACAAAATGATGACAAAACAGCAGGAGCGCGAAGCGCTGGAACGGATTAGAAACATCCTGGCGGATGCTGGGGCTGATAGCTATATCGGCATGGCCTTTGCCGGTTGCGTGGAAGACGCGGAATCGAACATTGAAAACGACTGGGCGCTCAGTATGGCGGGCCGCTGGCAGAGTGCGGAACAGAAGCTGGAGGCGGTCAAGGCTGAGGCGGACGGACTGCGGGCGGAACGTGAAGCGCTGCGGGCGGAGCTGGACAAATACAGCGTGGACGTTGAGAAGCTGAGAAAATCGGCGGAGGCTTTGAACAGTCGGAGATCAGAAGAGCACGCCGCGCTGGAGCGTGCCCAGAGCCGCGCCGATGCTGCGGAGGCTGAGATCATCCGGCTGAAGGCGAAGCTGTACGACTTCATGACGGCGGCGAAGGATTGAGAAACGCGGGCCAAGCGCCCGCTTTTCTTTTTTTTCTGGAACGGTTAGCAAATGCCGGAGGCTGTCTGTAATTAGAGTAGGAAGAGAAATTTAAGGAGGAAGCACCATGAAAATGCACGACTTTTCCCCGGAACGCAAGCAGGAGCCCGCGCCGGTATCTCTCTATGACCAGGTAATCAGAGCGCTGCAGTCTCTTAGGCCCGTATATATCACAGACGGAACCGTGACCCGCTTAGTAACGTCCGTTGAGTATCTGAGCAGTGAAGTCCGCTGCACGCTGGATGACAGATCCCGTTTCTTCCTGTATCCCGGTTTTGATGATGATTTTGCCGGTGAATTAGGATGCTTGGAGTCTGAGGATGGGTTTTATCTGGCTCCCCGTTGGTGGATTGAAAAATAGAACGGTTAGCAAATGCGGAAATCAGTCTGTAATTATAACAGAGGGATACAAAAAAACTTTACGGAGGCGCTGAACATGGCAAACAAACTTCCCTGGACTACTCCAAAGGTACAAACACTTTACACGACTTCCAGCGTGGGCAGGCTGATTGCGGAATACCTGGACGCAGGCGGGCAGATGCTCCAGATGCGGGAGGGCGTGCTGGGACACGGCGACGTGCTGTTATACGACGACGCCGGAAAGCTGAAAACCTATGTCATCCGAGAGGTAGCAATCAATGAATGGAGCAGCGGCCACAAGGTCAGAGGCTATAACAGAATGCCGGAGAAATACCGGGCGCTACTGGATAAGCAGAGATAACGGAAAAAGAGAACGGCGGGAGTTTTCCCGCCGTCTTTTTGTCTTCAGTTAAAGGCCATAACAACCAGGAAGCCGAACGCGATCACTGCGCCGATAGTAACAAGTGGATGATTTTTCAACATGAACGGGAAAAACGGAACGTGTTCATAACGGGATACGGCATTGTAGTGCTGGATGGCCTGGTATCCGGCGACGATCACCGCAAGAATGACAAATACCCACATATAATCACCTAAAAATATTTTTTTGGAACGGTTAGCAAGTCCATAATTCCTTCTGTAATTATATCAAATAATGGAAATCGACGCAATGTTTATTTTGGAACGGAGGAAAGCAAATGGATATTCAGGAAATCAACCAGAGTTCGCCGGAGTTCCTGTATCAGATGCTGGGACGGCTGGAAGCGGATTGCCTGTATTATCTGGGAAACGGTGGCCGCTTTGCGGGCCATCTCTGGGCAGGAAACGAGCGCGAGCAGATCAAACTGATGCGGATGATTTACCGTCGCTTGTGTGAGATTGGAGCCGCGCCGGAATGGATGAGCGAGCAGCAGATCAACGACTTTGCGGAGCAGATGCTGGTGGTATAAAAATTTTCCGGGCGGTTAGCAAATATCCGTTTCTGTCTGTAATTATATCAGAAAACGAATGGAGGTTCTAACCGTGACAAAATATTATATTTCTTTGGAGGCTGACGGAAATTTTCATATTATCGAGTACGATACTGGCGAGGGCGTAAGAGTGCTGCGGGACGCTGGCGGACGGGAAACGAGCGTTGTAATTTATCACAATAGCTTGATTATTTCCGCTTTGTATGACACTGTAGAGGCTGCTATAAAGCACCTGGGCGGAAGTCGCCGGGAAACGATCTTGCCTGATGGTCGAGTGGTAATCCCGGAGTCCGTGAATTATCCTGAGTTAGCCATCCGCAACATCTTTGTGCCGTTTAGCGCTGTGCGTGCTGAAGTCTGGCCTGGGGAGCCTGGATGGGGAAAATAATTTCCCGATTAGGTTAGCAAATACGAATTTCATTCTGTAATTATCGTAGAAGGAGGAATGATTCAATGTATGTAGTCTATATCCACATCAAGGGGCAACCTGATTATCTTGATTTTACGCCTGACTACAACCAATTTGGTTTTGATGGACACGACTGCCAAAAGGAAGAGGGGCAACGCTTTTGCGAGACTTTCAACGCCGTAAATACTGATCGGTATGCTTATATGTATTGGTGCAAATAAGGTAGCGGGCCAGTTATCCCGGCCCGCTTTTTTGTTTTTTAATGGTTAGCAAATCACAATGACGGTTTGTAATTATAGTAGATACCTGGAAATCAAACGAAAATAACGGAGGCTGACAAATATGAAGTGGTTCAATAATCCTGAGACGCTGGAAGACCTGAAAAAGCAATACAAGAAGCTGGCTTTTCAAAATCACCCTGACCGGGGCGGCAAAACTTCGGATATGCAGGAGATCAACGCTGAGTATGAGGCGCTGTTCTCCCGGCTGAAGGATACCCACAAAAACGCGGAGGGCGAGTTTTACACGGCACGGACGGCCACGACCGAGACGGCCACGGAGTTCATGGACATCATCGAAAAGCTGATTCACATGGAGGGCATCGAGATCGAGGTTTGCGGTTCCTGGGTGTGGGTCACTGGCGACACCAAGCCGCACAAGGAAGAGCTGAAAGCCCTGTCTTTCCGGTGGAGCAGCAACAAATCCGCGTGGTATTTCCACCGCGACGGATACAAGAAGCGGAGCAAGAAGTCTCTGACGCTGGACGAGATCAGAGGCTACTACGGCAGCGAGAAGATCGAAAAAGAGGGCAGCGGGAAAATCGCGGTTGCATAACAGATCGGCGGGCTGGGAAAACCTGGCCCGCCTTTTCTTTTTCGGAAAATTTTACTGAACGGTTAGCAAATGACCGAAACAGTCTGTAATTATAGTGGGAGGTGGTCAAGTCCATTGAAGTGCTACTACCTGGGCGATAAGAAAATCACCGAAGCGGAGGCCAAAGAGATCGAGGCCAAAAACCGCGAGATTTTAAGAGACGGGACAATCGAGGAGCTTTTACAGATCCGATTTGTTGTCTGTTTGGAGGAATGAAAGATGGAACACACATTCAAGATTGAAAAAGAATTGAAGATCACGACGGAGAACATCGTGGACTGTGTGCTGTGCTGCGAGGCCGGCGGTTTTGACTACTGGGGCGAGCTGTGCAGCGATGAGAAGGACTACGAGGCGGCGCGGAAGCGGCTGACAGAAAGAGAAAAGGCCGACATGAAGCCCTGCTATGAGGACGTGCTGGCCGAGATTCTGGAGAGCGGCGGCAAGCTGACCGTGTACGACCGTGAGGATGATAAAGACCACGAGCTGACGCTGGAAAAACTTCTGAACGGCTGGAAAAAGTATGCGGAAGATCATAACGCGGATGACTTCGACGAGTACGACGGAATTTCTGCTGACTGCATTATGCAGTATGCGATTTTCGGCGACGTGATTTACGGCTGATAAAAAACGGGCTGGCCTGGTGGCTGGCCCGTTATTTTTTTTGCCGGTTAGGTTAGCAAGATTAAAAAACCGTCTGTAAATATAGTGTAAGGGGCAATGCTCCAAGCAACAAAGTAAATTAACGGAGGTCAAAAGAATGAAACGCTATGCAGTTTGTATCACTGACGATGACGGCGGTACGGGCGAAGCGGTTTTTACCGTGAAGAATAAAACCGAGGCACGGGCCAGAGGTCGCCTTTATATCCGTCAGTGGCAGCTCCCCAACGGAAAGATCGAGTATATCCGGGAGCTGGCAGAGGGTGAAGAGGCCGTCAAGTTTGGCCGCGCCGCTGGCTATTGATAGGAGGATATCATCATGTACGATGTCGAAAAGTTGGTTTCCGTCGTCTGTGATTATCTGGACGCTGAAGCGGACTATAAGAAATACAGTCTGGACGTGAGAAAAGAGCTGGGGCTGGCTCCCGATTCTACCCTGTGGATTCCTTCCCTGAATGGCTCCAAAGCATACCGCCTGGGCGAGCTGTCCGAAAAGGCAGGAGTGACCGGGAGTATTTTGGCTGACATCTGCGCCATGCTGGACATCAATCAGGAATTGCTGGTGGCCGCTGTCAAATCCATGCAACGCAAAGAACGCCATAACGGGCGCTGGGACAATCCGAATTATACCTGCTGGATGAACACGGACGACAAAAAGCGGCTGGCCCGGTTCCTTTCAAATGATAAGGGAGAGTCCGGCGTTTATCCCTGGTTCAGCAGTACCGGGCGAAAAAAGCCCTGGTGTGAATAAGATAGGAGGACAAGCTGTGAGTATCAGAAAGAACGCAAACATCGAAGGTCTGGAAAAAATGGCTGCAGACTTCTTGCAGTACCGCTATCGCATTTATCTCCATACCAGAAAAATCCATAACGCCGACTGGGACGAGGAGACGCCCAACTGGATTTTCTATAACGGCGCGTGCAAGATGATCGAGGCGTTCGGTGGCGAGTGGCGGAGAAGCTATCGCGGCGGAGAGAGTGACGAGGAAAAGGGAGATCCCAATAATTACAGTCACTGGGTCATCTTCCCGAACGACGAGCGCTGTCAGCGGCTGAATTTCGATGCGTGGAGCTAAACCGAAGGGGAAGGGCGAAAGTCCTTCCCCTTTTTTTTATTTAATGGTTAGCAAAACCGGTTTTGTTCCTGTAATTATAGCAGGAGGCGATATGATGAGCTGGTTTACAGATACTTTCCTTCCCTCTTTGCTATCCCGTGCTGGTGTTGAGCACGGCCTGTGGTTGAGCCGGAAACAAACTGCGATCTGTTTAGAGCGTATGGAATGTCACACGGTTTTGCAGGCCGAATTTCAGGGCGACTACCGGAGACATAACTATTATACGATGGAATGGGGTGAGCGGAGCGTTCGCCTGGATTATTCCAAGCTAAACGGCTGTGGCCTAATTGTTTTCGGGATGGATAACCAAGAGAAAGCAGAAGCCAACGCCCGCCGCGAAGCGGAAAAGCAGAGACTGGAGATTGAGCGATTAGAGCGGATATGGAAAAATCCAGAGCGTCTTGAAAAGTGGCGCAAGCGTTCGCAGGAAATGCTTGACCGAGCTAAAAATGATCTGGAATTGTGCAAGCGAGACTTGTTAGATGCACAAGCCTCTGGCGATATGGAAGAAGTCAAGCTGTGCTTAGAAGATGTTAAATTTGCGGAAGAAGTGGTCGCCGAGAAGTTGGCAGAGTGGCGGAAATATCACGACGGGGATTGAAAAATCCCCGTTATTTTTTTTGATGCTGGTTAGCAATTCTGCATTTCTTTCTGTAATTAAAGTAGAAAGTCAAAATAATGGAGGAATGACACATGACAACAAAAACTGATTTTCACGCCATCCAGGAGCTGAGAGAGAAATACACCCCGAAAGTGCGGGGTATCGTTTCCGGCGAGGAGGCCAAGATCATCTGTGAAGTGCTGGAAATTGATAAGCGCAACAACATCGAGCTTCAAAATATCCGGGATATGGTGGTCATGATCTACGGCCAGTGGTTTGATAAATCGCGTGACCAGTATCTGGAGGATAAGAAGAAGGGCGGGCAGGCGGTTGATAAGTCTGCGGAGTATCTGGACGCAATGAGCGCTATCGCCTGCGTCATCGACCAGGAGAAATTCAAAAGAGGAATGGGAGTATAAAAATTTGGGGAGAGCGGTTAGCAAATCGTTCTCCCCTTCTGTAATTATACCAGGAGGTGCAGTATGCAGGCGTTTACTAAAATTGAAATCAAATGGGTGATCGACGAGCTGGAAGCAGAAATGAAGCAGCTGAAATCCCTGAGCGCAGTAGAAACTGGGGCCGCACGTTCCCTGTATATCCTGCGGGCCGAACAACTGGACGTTATCTCTGGTAAGCTGCTATTAAGGAGGAAGACAAAATGGCACAATGTACGAGAGAGCAGGTTAATCGCTGGAACGCAAAACTGAGCAACGGGTTCCGGCTTGATCTGGAGCGCTTCATCATCTGGAATGACAAGGTGGCTACGCGCTCCATCGAATTGCCGGATGGCAAAGTGCTGAAAGCTGATATCGGATGGACTGAGGTACGCGAGGAGCCGAAATTGGGCTGTTTCTATCAGAAGACCATCGGCATGATGCCGCGCCTTTCTCTTTCCTTGTGGACTCCGAGCGGCACGCCGGGTATGTGGTGCAGCCGTGGCCTGGGTGCCGTGGTAAAAATCACCGACAACATCTACCAGAAACGTAACTGGAACGAGCTGGCAAAGTTCACTGCCGAGTGGGACGAAAAGCGCCTGCTGGAAGAAGCCAACAAGCATATGGCCGAGCTTCAGAATGATGTGGTAGCCTAAAAAGAGGCGAGGGATTTTTCTCTCCGCCTTTTTTCTTTTTTTGGTTAGCAACAAAGAAAATCATTCTGTAAATATAATAGGAGGCGATAAAAAAAATGAGACAAGCACAAATGACAAGAAATGAACGGCGGTATTACCGCAAGAAGATAATCGAGCAGCGGCTGATGGGGCTGGGAGTTCTGGCCTGCTGTGCTCTGGTGCTGTGGATGTGCTCTACCGGCGTAACCGTAGAAGATCGAGACGGCACGGCGGTTGTACTGTTGGCTCCCCTGGGGCTGTGGTTGCTGTTCACCAAGTAAGTGGTTATTTACTGAGGAGGCGAGAAGATGGGCTGGACAAGCTATCACGCGACGCATTATAAGCCAGGTGGATCTATCGACCGAAAAGCAGAATGTGATGAGTATTTCATGGGCGGGCTGAACGCTGGTCATTATCAGGTTCTGAAAAGCGCAATGGTTGGCTCTGTTTATTACGCAGCAGTCAAATCTCTGAAGCGTTATGTCGGAAAGGATGCTAACGGCAAGGCAATATATGAGAATACTGAATGTTCTCCCGTTTGGGCAGCGGTATTTCTGACAAAAACAAACACCAAGGAATTTTTTAACTTCTATTACAAAGATATGTCCGAAGATATGTTTCCTTGGGCTTGCGATTGCCCGTTATCTATCCTGAAGCTGTTATCCCCTACCGACAATGAACACGCGCTGTCCTGGCGTAAAGCCTGTAGGCTCAAGGCAGAACAGAAGAAGTCGCCGACCGCCCTATCTAATCTGCCTATCGGAACGCGGATTCAGTTCCGCCGCGGTGACGATCTGGTGGAGTATGTAAAGCACGCGCCGGCCTATCAGTTCAAACGCCCGTTTTGGTATAATCCTTTGAAAAACTCATACATTCCGGCGAAACACATTCCTTCTGATTATAAGGTTGTGGAGACATGACACTGGGGAGATCATCATTGCGATGGTCTCCCCTATTTTTTGTTGGATAGGTTAGCAAAATATCAAAACTGTTTGTAAATATAGTACAACTGGCCTGGATTAAAATAATGGAGGTGCTGGATATGAAAATCTGCAAAATTTGCGGTTGTGAGATCAAGGAAGATGACTTCCTTTTTGAGGGCGCGGCTATTGTCAACGAAGGAATGGAGAGCGAGCACGCATTATGCCATTCTTGTTTGGCTGAAGCTCAAGACAACGGGACGGTCATCCAGTGCGAAGCCTGCGGTGAAAATTTCACTTCTGGTGTGCTGCACGATGAGGAAATCGAGGGGCGCTCTTTTACTGAGTGTCCGGCCTGCGGTAAAGATGTGGTAGAGGCTCTGGAAAGGGCAGAGTTTGAGGACAAATACTTTTGCCCAAGATATTCTGTTGTTGTTCGTCAGTTCGACGGCTCAGTTCGTGGATATATCGTGAGCGCAAATGGTCGCCACGAGGTCATGAAGCGGCTGTTGGAAAAGCTGGACTTCAACTATGTCGCAGAAGTATCCATTGGGGAAATCCTTGTGAAGGAGGACGAGTTTTAATGTACATGAGCAAAAAGAAGTTCGACGAGATCAAGGCCAAGCATAGTACCACCATTGTAGTGGATGCTGACGTGGGTGAGGCTCTGGCTTTTGTCCAGGACTTGCTGGAGGCTGAGGCGGACGCAATCAAAAACCGCGAGCCGCACGCAACTGCATCTATCGGACGCCTGAATGAAGCCGCCTATGAAGTGTTTTCTATCTCCAACGAGATCGACTCCGAGGAATTTGATGACGGCAAATAAAAAAAGTAGCCTCCCGGTTAGCAAAACTGGGAGGCTATCTGTAATTATAGTACAAGCACAAACAACCAACTTTAAGGAGGATGACAAAATGAGCGCTGCTAATTTCTGTACCATGAGGGACTTCCCTTTGTTCGCCAAGGACTACAATGAGGACGCCAAGCGCTGCCCGGAATGCGGAGCAATCATGAGTGCGGACGCTACGGAGTGTGAGTTCTGCGAGTGCAACGAGCTGGAAGACTATCAGTATTTTGATGAGTGCGCGGCCTGCGATGACGACGAGATCATCGGCGCGGTGCTGGACAGTTTCAACTATGAGCTGATGTTCCATAAGGTCAAGCTCAGAAGCGGATACTATACCGGCGTTCAGTTCTATGTGGAAGTTGAACACGATCTGACAGAGGAGGACTACACCAACGACGACTGCCATTACTACTTCGATTGCTGCCGGAGTGTGGCCTATCGGAAGTATGAGATTCGGAAGATCAACCGCAAGCTGGCCGCGCTGGGCAAGGAGTACGGATTCCAGGAGTACGTTTGCATCGCCCGATTCTCCAACGGAGAAGCGCGGTACGATCTGTCCTCTAATCCCCGCGCCCGTTTGAAATCTTCCGTGGCCTGATAGATTGCCCGCCGTTTTTACGGCGGGCTTTTTATTTTAGAGGTTAGCAAAATTTGCCCTGGCTCTGTAATTATAGTGAAGCAATTCTAAACAACTTTTTGAAAGGACTTGAAGAGATGAACAATACCAACGAGCAGAAGACCTATGTGTGCAAGCGGGCCAGAATGTGCAGCTTCTTGATTGAGAAGGGTTTCACCCCTTACAAGGTGGCTCCCGACCGGGACAATCCCATGTACGATGTCTTTCTTTTCACCGCGTCCCCCAAGCTGTACGAGGCTGTGATGGAATATATCAATAACCGTGCGGAGAGAGGAGCTAACAAATAATGAAGGTTTTTGTATTGATAAATGAGCAGGATACTGACGCGAGCAATCAGTCCACCGTCCAGCTGTTTCTGAATAAGGAAGCAGCTCAGGCCGAGATGCGCAAGCAGTTTAAGGCCGAGCTTCCGTCCTGGAATGTTGATGCTGAAAACCTGACTGACGACCAGGAATGCGAGTGCGGCGAGGATACCGCAGTCATTCGCAATGACCCCGATTCCACCAACTGGCGGATTGAGGAGCAGGAGCTGGATGTACAGGTGGCCGTTCGTGTTAAGGGCGGATTAGTGCAGAGCGCTTACTCTAACGCCGATGTTGGTGTAGATGTGTATGATCTGGATACTTCTGACTGGTCGGAAGAAGAACAGTGGGAGGCAGATCAGAAAGAGGCCGAGCTGGATGAGCTGGTCAAGTCTCCCGGCTGGCGTACTGTTTGGTAAGAAGCCATTTTTATAAGGAGGAACATATGAGCATTACTTATGATGTATCCAAGCAGAAGGGCAGTTCCCGCTGGTATCCCCACAAGATCGAGACTCCCAAGGTGCCCGCTGGCCCACTGGGAGATAAGAAGCAGGCGCTTCATGCTGCCGCCGAGTTGATGGGGGTGAGCTACCCCGAGTATATGGAGTTGAGGAGGAAGAAAGGATGCGCGTAAACTACACCCCTGAAGAGATCGCAGAGATGCACGACCGTAACGAAAACTTCAACGGAACACGTGCCAACTTTTCCAAGATCAAGCTCTACCAGGCCGTCAAAAGCGACCTGGTGGAGTTTATGAATATGTGCGATGACGTGCGGATGATCGACGGGTATGACCCGAACATGAAAGAGAAGCACGCCATTCTCTGGCTGGACTTCTCCCCTGCCGCTACCCTGAACAAGGAAGAAACGGCAGCTCTTACGGCCATCATGAATAAGGCTGACGGTACGGTGATTTCTGCCGTCGATGGGCACGTCCGCATTTCCTTTGATATCAACGATATTTGGGATAATTAAACAGACGGTTAGCAAAACGCAGTTCTTTTCTGTAAGTATAGTAGCCGGAGAAAAAACAAACGAGAACAAAATTTAGGAGGTACGTAAAAATGTCTGCGAATGTTGAGAGTATGTTCTATGCTGGACGCGAGAAGCCCTGGCACGGCCTGGGTACTCAGGTTGAGGAAGCGCCGACCAGTGCCGATGCACTTCGGCTGGCTGGTCTGGACTGGACTGTGCAACGCAAGCCCATTCAGGTTTGCGGCGGGCGCAAGGTGGATAACTTCTTCGCTAATGTGCGGAGCAGTGACGGCGCGGTGCTGGGCGTGGTCAGTGACCGGTATCAGGTGGTGCAGAATGCGGAGGCATTTGCGTTCACCGATGCTCTGATCGGCGGAGAGGGGCAGGTTCACTACGAGACGGCGGGAAGCCTTATGGGTGGCCGAAAGATTTGGCTGCTGGCAAAACTGCCCGATACGGAGATCGTCGGCGATAAGACCGAGCCGTATCTGTGCTTCTCCAACACCCACGACGGCAGCGGTGCTATCCGCGTGTGTATGACACCTATCCGGGTGGTTTGCAACAACACTCTGAACATCGCACTGAGCGGCGCAAAGCGTGCGTGGTCTGTCCGGCACACCGGCGACATTCAGGCCAAGCTCCAGGAGGCGCGGATGTGCCTGGACATGGCGAATAAGTACATGGACAAGCTGGCTGTGTACGCCGACCAGATGGCGAACAAGACCGTCACCGATGAGCAGATCGCCAAAATTCTGGACGAGATGTTCCCGGCCACGGATGACATGAGCGAGCGCGAAAAGCGGAACGCAACGAAAGCCCGTGAGGAGTACATGATCTGCTACTTCGCGCCGGACATTCTCAAGTTCAAGGGTACTGCCTGGGGCGCACTGAACGCGATGAGCGACATGGTTGGGCATACCGCTCCCCGCCGCATGACCTCTAACTACCAGGAGAACAACTGGGGCCGGATCATGGACGGGCACGCCATGATGGACAAGATGGCCTCCCTGCTGGCAGGGGTTGGCGCACGATAAGAACAGAACGAGACGGGATGGAGAAATCTATCCCGTCTCTTTTTTTTTGGTTAGCAAAATTACAGAACGGTTTGTAAATATAGTACAAGCAATCAACGACTTTTTGAAAGTGAGGTACGACTGATGAAAAAGGGATTTAACGATGAGGGCTTTATGGCCTACATGAGCTACGCATTCCCCAATGTGTTTACTGGTAAGGGAAGCTCTTTCACGCGGGAGCTGCTGGAAAACCTGATCGAGTATGCTCACAAGTACGAGCAGGTGAGCAAAGACCAGTTTTGTGTGTTCCTGTCTGATCTGATTCCTGAAGTGGAGATGGGCGAGGTTGCCGCATTTATGGATGATGACTGCCTGACTGCCTCCTACGGCATTGCAGAGAAGCGCCGGGTCATGGAGGAGAAGGACATCCGGGTGGAGATCGCGGACGGTATTACCCATGTGTTCGTGGGTGGAGAGGAGTTGTATTTGTGATGTTGAAGCCTGGACGTTACAAATCCGAGCATGATGGCAATGTCTTTCAAGCCTATCGGTATGTCATAGAAGTCAAGGAAACCGCGAAATCCTATATCTTCAAGCTGCTGGAAGTTGAGAACCGATACGCCGACGACCATATCGAAATTATGTTTGGCGGCAAGAAGCGGATTGTTCTTCCCAAGGATAAGCCTTGCCGTCATGCAATGCGAGTGTGGAGCGACCATGACTTCACGATTTATCCCTTCCAGGCCGGTGTTCCGTTCTACTTTGAGAAGGAGGGAACGACATGAAAGTTCCTAAGTACGTGCAGGAGTTGGTAGAGCTGGGGCGGCTGCGCCCCGCTCCTCTGGATGAGCAGGCGAAGGAGTCCGAGAAGAACGAGAATGCCGTATATGGCTACATCTTCCGGTTATATCGACTGAGTAACACGCAGTATCTCAGCACGCTTATGGATGAGGCGTGCCGCCTGATGGGGTGGGCGCACCGCGAGTATGCCGACGCCAAGATTTTGTTTTCTCTACCGTCTGATGGTGGAAAACGTCTGGACTACGATGCAATCCATACCTTTTCAGATAAGGAACATCGCAAGCCCTACTACAAACGCGATTATATCCTGTTGACGATTACTGACCCGGTAGCACAACGACTGGAAAAAATGATCGCTGAGGTTAGCAAGAAACATTAACGGTCTGTAAATGTAGTGAGGAGGTGGTCAGTGTGTTTCGAGTTATCATCGCCGGAGGGCGAGACTTTGATGACTACCAGCTTTTGAAAGCGACCATGGATAAACTGCTTTGCAACATTACGGATGAGATCACTGTTGTTTGTGGACAGGCCAAGGGCGCTGATACGCTGGGCGAACAGTATGCCATGGAAAAGGGATACACCATTGACTACTACCCCGCCCAGTGGAAACTGTACGGCAAGCGAGCTGGATACCTACGCAATGAGCAGATGGCACAGAACTCCGACGCTCTGGCCGCATTCTGGAACGGAGAAAGCCGTGGTACCAAGAACATGATCGAGCTTGCCAAGCGATACGGTTTGAAAGTGCGGGTCAAGCGATATTAAGGAGGCAGAAATATGATGAGAGTTGTTTTTAACGATTTACGGCGGGAGACTTTCTTATCCGTTGGGGATGTTATCCAGATTGACGCCCAGTGCTCCAAGATCAACGGACGTTACACAAATGTCTGGATGCTGGTACTCCGTGATGGCTCTTGCCGTTCTTTCCCTCAGAGGCATTATACCATCCACCGCGTAGAGATTTAACGGGAGGCAAGATTATGAAAATCGAAGTTATATCTCCAACTGCGCAGGATTACGAAAAATTCAATGCTGTTGGAATGAACGCCGAGGCGTGTCTGGCAGACCGTGTAAAGCTGATATGCCAGGATGACGCCGGACACGTGGCAGAGTCTTTCATGAAACAGGATGAGTTCGACCGGCTGGGGCTGGCCTATATCGAACAGCACGCAAAGCTGGAACACTCTGAGGTCTGCGACGAGTGGTTTATGAAGTGTTCTCAAAATTCCTGGTACAACGATCTGGAACGCAATCCTGAGAAAGTTATCAAGGTTATGTTTGTCGGCATCGAAGACGGAACAGGTCGAGAGGTTTACCGGGGTGTCGAGACACAGCGTTACTATCTGCGTGAGGTACACGCCCGCCAGCTTTTTGCCAAGTGGTATGTGTGTGGAGAGCGCCGGGTGTGGGAAGATGGTAGAGAGCCAAGACCCAACCTGGTTTTCCAGCTGGGAGATCAGACGGAGAAGGTTGTATATGACGACTGGAACGGCGTTGCTGCCTACAAGGATCAGTTCAACAAAAACTTCCGAGAAAAGGTTAGCAAATAGTAGTTTCATTCTGAAAATGTAGTGGTCTGGGAGGCTCCACTATAAAAAGCCTCACCCCATAAAGTGAGGTGGCTGATATGGAAATCCTCTTTGGGCTTGTCCTTGTGGCCGTGAAGCTGATTTTGGAACACGTGGCCGTGAGGCACGCCAACAAATACTCCGATACCGTTGTTCGTAGATACAACAAAAATGAAAGTGAGGAAGAAAGATGAGTTTGATGGAGAAGTTCTCCGCCGTCGAGATCAAGGCGGACAACAGAATTTCCGAGGATGACAAGGTGTTTTGTCTCCGCCAGCAGGAAGCCTTTGATAAGGCTGGGCCGGCACTCCAGAAGGTTGCTGAGGCGATGGCCGCAGCCAAGGCAGAGCAGGCTGGAATCCTGACCGCAGACGAAGACTTTATCGACCGGTATGTGGGCGGTGATTGCAACGTAGATGGTGTTTACGACACCATGAAGAAGAGAAACCGCACATTCATTTCAACTGTCGTCAATTATTTCAGCCGCAAGTACAGTGTCGAGCTGGACGAGCGCGAGATTGAGGAGCATCTTATTCCCACCGGCCCGAAGGAGCCGAATTTGCCCTGGGGTGGATACAGAAGCATGAGCGAAGACGAGATCGCCTCTTATCGGCAGGAGCTGAACGCCTATAAGGTCGAAAAGGATAAGTTTGAACAGTCCTTGCGTACTCTCCCTCTCCGGTATGAACAGGTCGTGGATGAGATCTTTGTGCAGCTGGGCGGATTCTCATTCCAGGAGCGAGCCATGAATGAATTTCTCCGGTTGTGCTGGGATGCGTCTCATCACAGAAACTGGCGTTCTGATCAGTATGAGGAAGAGTTCGAGATCAAGAACGATGTGCTCCGTCTGACTGGATCGTGGGTATATTGTGATGAAAACAAGTGGATGAGCAACCCTGTCTCTGAGTATAAGCCCAGCCAGTCCTTAAAGACCATTCTGGATGCGCTGGTACATTACGAGGTTGGAAAGTTCAAGGGTGGCGCACAGTGGTTCCCGGAACTTTTCAAATACGATACTCAGGAAAACCAGTTTGAGATCGCTCACATGAACAAGATCAAAAGTATCAAGCTGTTCAAAAATGGTCGTGTGGATATCAAGTTTCGCAGCGCCGCTTTTGTCCAGGAGTTTGTGGAACAGTATTTGAGGAGGAACCCGGCATGAAGCTGACAAAGAAGCAGCTCTCCGCTCTACAACGGATTGTAGGGCGGGAGCAGACCCGATATGACGAAATCCAGTCGGAGGCTCTGGCTGGTGTTCATCCCAGCGAGAAGCATTTTGCCATAACAGATGGAACCATGGTGGTGCTGTTTACGGAACAGCCCGAGGGAATCCCCGTAGGTGATCGGACAGAAACGTATGATAAGTACGTCCAGGACTATCTCAAGGACGCGAACGCTTCGTTGGTTGTTTCGCCGCCCACTGTGGATGATTGCAAAAAGATCATCCGTGAGTGGAGAGGTATGAAGAATTTGGGGAAGCCTCTTTTCCCGAAGATTACCGTTACCACCAAGGACGAGAACGGCACTTCTATAACGAGTTACTTCGATGCCTATCGCTATCTGGATATTTTGGAGGCTGTTGGGCCGTATCGTAACATCTATATGGGGAGCAGCGACACAATGCGGACTCCGTATCCATGCTTGCTGGTGTGTAAGCGGTACGGACGCGACGAACTGGATGAAGTCAACTGGGACGAGCCGGCATTTCTGTTGCCGTGCCGTCCTTAACAGAGGAGGATATTATGACCAGACGGAAAGTGATTTTCTGGAACGATCTGAATGACAGCTACATCGTTTCCGAGGAATATAACGGCGACAAGGCTGAAATGGAACGCTTCGGCCTTGGAGCCTGCGACCATACTTGGCCTGAGTTTATGGAGGCTATGAGCAGTGTGAGCAACCTGGCGGACTTCCTCAAGGCGATCTCCTACATCACTGCCAGTTACCATGCTACTGTCAATGGCGTGCCTCTCCCGGAGCAGGCCAATAACCTGCCTGGGTCACGGCTGAATGTCGTCCATAGCCATAAGGAGCTGTATAACTTGGTTGGCGACATGGATGAGGTGTGGGAGGTCAAGCGGAATATCCCTGGCGCTCATCTGCTGGACGTGTCCACCATCGCTCCTAAGCCCAAGCAGGTCTGGGACGGAAAGGAAGTCATAGATGAGGATGACTTCGACTACGCCACCGCAAAGCCCGGTGACTTTGTGACTCAGGCCGTAGTGGACAATGCAATGGATTGTCTGCCACCTGTTTGTATGAGTGCCCGGTGCTCCCAGATGGGCGAGCCGTACTCCAGCAAGCTGGATGAAAAGACCGGCGAATGGCGGAGCACCTATGCCACCTTCCGTAAGGTCGGTGGAGAGTGGCCGAATGGTATTTGGGAATACTGCGGTCACTGCTTCTGGGGCGAAACGGTGGAACGGGGCAAAGAAATGGCTCATATCCAAAATCTTCTCGCTACTATTGAGAGATGAGGTTAGCATCCGTCGTCTCCCGTCTGTAATTAAGGCGGGAGACGAAAATTTTGGAGGTGTTCATTTTGAAACGGTTCAAAGTGCAAACCGCAGACGGCCACACTTTGTTGCTCTACTATCCCACCCAAGAAAAAGCCCAGGAGAACTACCCGGACGCCACAATTACGGAGCATACCGACCAATCTCATGTGGAGTACATTGAGCGGATGCTTGCTGCCGCCGACGATTGTAAAACGGCGGAACGCAAAGGTTCTACCGTTTATCTTCTCAGGTTCAACACGTCGGCGGGCATCTGTTTGGCGATGCTTTCCCGAGATATCAGCGACGGAATGTGGTACGACTTGTGCCAGTATCAATTCTGGAAATCCGGGGCGCTGGTTGCTCCAATCACTAAGACCCTATCTAATCCGGCTGCGTTTTGCAAACAGTTTCTTTTTCCGAAACCGGAATATGAAGTGCTTTGCGCGGGCGGCAAGCTCCCCAAGCCGGAAGAAATCAGAGGCGTTAGGAAATTTGCTTCTGTCCCTTTTGAGGGAATATGTCAGTGCCAGCTATTCCTAAAAGGTGACGACCTGTATATCAAGCACAACGACTACTTTTCGGAAACTCGCTTCACCGGAAAGATTGATCCGCGCACTAACATGGAGGAACGGGTGCTGTATATTTGCCACGCATGGCTGAGGATTACCAATTTTGTACCATTGGTAAAACTCCTGAACGATGTGGAAATTTCCGCCACAGTTTGGCCTATGCTTCGGGACTTCCACCAATGGCCGGCAAGTGAATGCAATATGGAATGGGGCCGCTTTTTGGAGGGCGTTGCGAGGGCTACAAGAAACTATCTGAGCAAAGAGGAGGCAGGTCATGGAACAGAGAACCTGTAATATCATCATGTGCTGCAAGGGGCATTGCAAACTCGCGGGCGAAAATGCTCCGCCGTTGGAGGCTATCGCTGCATACATGAGTGCTGAGTGCGCTTGCCCGAAGGAAGACTACACTGGCAAGCTGATGGAGATGATTTTGAAAGAGGCGTTGTTCGATTATATTGCAGGCGCAGATAATCCCGCATATGTGCTGCGCCAACTTCTTCAGGAATATGCCGCATATGACCCCGGCCTTTCGGAGCGCATCTATACCCTATTCCAGTTGGTACAAGTGAGAGATAATAACGGGTATGTCAATGGCTTTACGGATGAACTGCTCCGGCAAAGTGAGATTGATCTTGGAGCCTCCAGAGACAGTATGTCCTGTCTTTGGGATGAAAAGAAGATCGTCAATTATCCTTGTTCTCGCGCCTGCCCGCTTTTTGGAGACTGCGTTACAAAGTGGTATCAGGTAAGAAAAAGAGCCTGACCGGTTAGCAATCCCCCTTTTCTTTCTGTAATAGAAGTGAGGGGCGCGGTTCTGAGAGGACTCCGCACAAAAGCCTCTCTCCAGAAAAAGAAAGATAGAGCAGGTGAAAGAATGAAGTATCAATACCTTAACGAACCGATTCCCCAGGAAGCCCGACAGGAGCTGAACGACAAAATCCTCTATTTGGTAGACCAGGATTTGGCCGAACAGTCTGGGATCTCCCGCGAGGATATCTATAATGCCTATACCGGAGACGGTGGATTGCATGGCCTAAAACGCTCTGACTTTGCCAACTATCATGAGTATGCGGAGGCTAAGAAGGAGATCGAGAACGGTCAGTTCTTTACGCCTCCCGCTCTTTGCCAGTTTATCATGGAGGCGCTGTCTCCTGCTATGGACGAAACGGTAGCAGACCTCACCTCTGGCATCGCCAACTTCTGTAACTTCATGCCGCTGGAGGCAAACTTCTACGGCTGTGAGTTGGACATCAAGTCCCACAAAGTAGCGCACTATCTTTACCCCGCCGCTAATCTGGAACACCGCGATATCCGTTTCTATCAGCCGAATATGCGGTTTGACTATGTAGTGGGCAACCCTCCGTTCAATCTGAAATGGGAGACGGAGGATGGCGAGATCATCTCTCAGATGTACTACTGCCTGAAAGCGGCGAAGCTGCTGAAGCCTCTGGGCATTATGGCGATTGTGGTGCCGGCGTCTTTCCTGGCCGACGAATATTTGGACGGCGCGAAAATTTCCGAACTGGCAAAAGATTTCTCTTTCCTGGGTCAGGTCTCCATCCAGAAGGATGCGTTCAAATCTCTTGGCGTGGATAGCTACGCTACCAAGATACTCTTTTGGCAGAAGAAGCTGGACGCTGCCGATAAGGGAGAACCTTATGCTCTGAACAGCGCCAACTGGTTCAATCTGACCGACATGAATAACGCGGCAGAGCTGCTTGAGATCGTCCGTAAGGAAGTCGTTGCCCCGGCCAGAGAGCGGATGCGGAGCAACAGTGCCCGCGTTAAGCTGGCGTCGATGGGTGGGAGCGATAATGCGTTCGAGTATGAAGTGCGGAAGCTGATGTTCCATATCAAGTCCAACCCCAAACTGATAGACAAATATGCCAAGTGTCAGGAATATCTCTACAAGTTCCGCCATCAGGAACAGCCCAAGGATATGAAGTATGAGGAATGGGCAAAAATCCGTATCACGGAAGCTAAGGTACTGGCCTATCTTCGTCGTGTTATCAAGTCTCAGCATAAGAAGCCCAGCCAGGATGTGGTACGACTGGTCAAGCAGGATGGAGGGCTGATTTACAAGGGGTACAGCAAAAAGGCGCAGAACAGCATGAGCGACGGCATGAAACAGCTCGTTCCCTTCTATGCCCTTGCCTCTGGACAAGCGGATGATACAGGTCTTGAGCAGTATGCCCGCCTTATTCGTCGTAAGCAGCGCGACTATGAGCGAGAGACGAAACCTTTTACCGAGATGGAGCAGGACGCCGGGATCGCTCAGTTCCTGGATGACTTTACCGTTTATGACAATGAGAACGAGGAGTGGATTCACCTCAATAACACCCAGAAGCACGACCTGAACCTCGTTCTTCAGAAGCGCTATCATCTGTTACAGTGGGAACAGGGTGGTGGCAAGACACTGGCCGGCATCTCCACAGGCCGGTATCGGATGGAGCGTCAGGGTGCTCGTAACGTGTGGGTGGTGTCCACTGCTATCTCCATCAAGAACAACTGGGATCTGGTGTTCAAAAACTATGGCATGACCAACTACCGGATGATAAAGTGCCTTGCCGACCTCGACAAAGTACAGGATGGGGAGTTCGTTATCATCACCCTGAATATGCTTACCAAGTACCGTAAGCAGATCAAGCGCCATATCAAAATGCGGAACCAGAATGTGTGCTTGGTGTTCGATGAGTCCGACGAGATGACCAACCCGGATAGCAAGCGCACAAAGGCTGTGTTGGATTGTTTTCGGAGAGTACGGTTTAAGCTGGAAATGACCGGCACTGTCACCCGGAACAACATCTCGGAATGTGCGCCTCAGCTTGAGCTGCTTTATAACAACTCTTACAATATGCTCTCCTGGGCAGAAGATCTGTATTGCTATGAGAAGGATGACGGCGAGGAATATCTGAACTGTTCAAGTAATCCTTATTACGGCCAGCCCTTCCCTGCTTATAAAGCTGGATACAGTCTGTTCGCTGAATCCCATCTGCCTGAGCGGATCACCGTTTTCGGAGTGGGTAAGAAAACCCAGGACATTTACAATGCGGATGTCCTGAACAAGCTCCTCTCTTACTCGGTCATCACCCGGACTTTCGCGGAGATCACCGGCAAAGAGATACGTAGACTTCATCAAACCCCAGTTTCATTCGCTCCTGCAGAGCGTGAAGTCTATCAAAAGGCCATGGAAGAGTTCTTCTCCATGCGTCAGCGGTACTTCGCCCTTACTGGGAACAGCCGCAAGGATAGCATGATGGCGCTGATCCAGCAGATCACTCTGCTGCTCCGTATTTCTGCTGCACCCAACACTGTGGAGGAATACGACAGCCCGAATACGCCGGTCAAAATTCGGAAGGTCTGTGACATGGTAGGCGAATGGAAGGATGAGATTGTGGTTATTGGTGTCCGCCATAAAAACGTGGTGGAAGCATACGCCAATGAAATCCGCAGAAGATTCCCGGATCGGAAGCTGTTTGTCGTTACCGGCTCTACCACCACTCTGGCCGGACGCCGGAAGCTGAAAAACACTCTGAAAGAAAGCGGGAACGGCATTCTCCTTTGTACCCAGCAGTGCCTCCCCTCCTCTGTCAACTTTGAGTTCGTCAACAAAGTTATCATCCCGGAACTGCATTACAACAATGCGCGGATGAGTCAGTTCTATATGCGGTTTGTTCGCTTTACCTCTACGGACTGGAAAGACATCTACTTTGTTACTTACTCTGGAAGCATTGAGTCCAACCAGATGCAAATGGTGCTCGCCAAGGAAAAACTGAACCTTTTCATGAAGGGGCAGGACGTGGATCTGGATGAGGTGTACGACCGCTTTGGCGTAGATTATGACCTGATGAGCCTGCTGATGTCTCGTGAGGCAGACGAGGACGGAAACTTCAAAATCTCTTGGGGAGAGCAGAAGATTAGCTAACAATAAAACCGCCCTCTTCGGAGGGCGGTTCATTTAGGCCATGTACTTACTGCGGAATATACGAAGCATTCCGTTTTCCCATGCCGTTTTGACATGGCTTCTGCACCATTTTGTGTATCGGTCAAATTGAAGTGCTGCCGCTTGATTGGACAGCCCGTATGTTGCCTTGATCTCAGAAGCGGAACGGATACCCATTTCGCGCATGATAGGAAGCGGAGCAAGCAAATTCCAGGCGAAGTAGTCTGCCTCGCTCTCGAACTGGTCATAGAATCCCCTTTGCTCATTATAGGCGATTTCGGCTCCCTCTATGACTTCCAGATGGCCTATATAGATATGGCCGATCTCATGCGCCAAAGTCCACCGGATACGGCCAGCGTTCATTTCAGCGTTGTAGAGAATAAGATAACGGTTTGTATCTGGATCGTAGTGTGTTGCTCCAGAATTGCTTTTGCATAGAACGGCAACGTCTTGGACGGTGCATCCAGTGACTTCGGCCATTTCCTGATACGACAAAATGCGACAGCTTTTGGGGATGCACTGCAAGAGCAGTTCAGGTTGGATAGGATAGGATACAGAATCCATGTTCTGGTAAAGCTCCAAGACCTTACGCTGTACAAAAACGCTCCTCACTATTTCGCCCTCCTTTCGCTACACGGAGACATCATGGGTGCATATTATAACTTATTCCGTGTCCAATAAAACGGACTTCTTCTGTTGCGGATCATTCTCATCGGAAAAAGCGTAGTCAAATCCGATTTTCAGAATACCCATCATGCGGTTTCTATCCTGCTCAGTCATGCGCTCTCTGGCCCGCTGGAGGGTAATATAGTCGGGGTCGCCGAGCATGGTATCAGCAGTAGAGCGCACATTAGAAGCGCCTACCAGGTAGTCAATGGAGACATGGAAATACTCAGCGATCTTGGAGATTTTATCAATGGTTGGAGAAGTAGAGCTTTTCCACCTTCCAATGGAATATTGGCTCATACCAAGTTCGGATTCCAGTTTGTTGATTGTGATGTTATTTTCAGCACACAATTCTTTAATCCTTGTAAAAATGACAGAGTCCATAACACAACCTCCAAACAGAGAATTTGAATGTCACGATTTTTTTCGTGAAAAACACTTGACAGCACGAAAGTAAGCTGGTATAGTAAATACCAGACACGTACATATTCGTGAAGTTAAGTACATCATATCACACGTTTTCAGTTTAGTCAACCTAATACTTATTTGGAGGCGCGTAAAAATGCACATCGTAAACAGTATGGCAGCAAACTTCGGCAAATATGATTTGGATGTCAGCGCCGTGGGGATGCGGAGTATCAGCGAGACGGACATTAAGCTCCCGTACACTGGTACCCTCCCCGTACAGATGTCAGCGTCCTCTGGTGCCTATGTCTACCTCAACGTCCAGCTGGCTCAAGGCGCACGCCTGGTTCTGGTTGCGCATGGGAAGGGCAAGGATATCAAGCGTCCTCTCGAAGCGTCCAGTGAAGAGATTATCGCTTTGCTGGATGGGTTTTTCAAGCAGAACCAAGACGCTACCGGCCTTGCTCAGTATTGGCTGGGCGTGTGGCAAGCTCATTATACGGAATGGAGAAAGATCGTGACCGGCCCGGATCGGCTGCTGACAATCCTCTCTTCCCTGTCCGTAACGGATCGTGAGTTCCTGTGTAAGCACATGATGGACGTGCCGGCGGCAGAGTGAGGTGAAGCGGATGTCCCCGAAAAATTTCGCAAATAATTTTCTTGTTTGCTATTGACAATCTCAGCTATGTATGGTAAGATAGCAACATAGAAAATGATTTGAACGGATTGGAGAGGGGAATATGATCCGTAACAAATTCTTTGAAGACCCGGACGGCGGCTATGCTAAGGTAGGCGTCAAGAAAAACTTTGATATCGCCTGGAAAAAGGTTCTGGCCTATGAAGAGCAGACAGGCCAATCGCTGGACAATGGCTTTACTAAGGAACAGTATGTGTCCATGTTCAACTCCATGAGGGTTCGTCATACCAGCATTTTCTTCAACTACAAAAGCCATGTGATGAGCTATGTGCGATACCTGATTGCCAATGGCGTGCTGCCGGCAGAACAGGAAAGCATTTTGGCCTCCGTCACTGTGGACGACCTGAAAATCAATGAGACCAGTGGAGTGCAATACTACAAGAACTTGGGTATGCTCCACCAGGCAATCCAGGATTCCATCAAAGTGTCCGAGTGCTACGATGAAACCCTGTTCGATCTTCCCGCTGTAATCCTTTACCTGGCTTGGTTTGGATTGACCGAAGAGCAGATCATCAATTTCCCCAAGGAAGATGTGCTTGATGACGGCGTGATGATAAACGGTGAGAAGACCGAGATGCCGTTTGAAATCTTGCAGGTATTCAAGCGTCTGAGGGATGCAGAGGGATACTACCAGCAGGCCAGAGGCGTAATTTTCCGTGCCTATGTCTATTCAGACAACCTGATTCGGACAGAGCGGAACAGCAAGATCAACGTCTCTAAGATGCAGGGTCTGGTAAATCGTCTGAATACCCTGATGGACGGTGCCTACTCGCTACGGTACAATGTAATCCATCAGTCCGGTATATTCTACCGTGCTCACCTGCTGGAATGCGAGAGTACCCAGTTCAATCTGGAAGACCCGGAGTTCGCGTCTAAGGTGCTCTGCGAGGATCTGTCCAGCAAAGTCAAGCGCACGGCTCGGATCAGAGACTACAAGCTCTACAAGCAACTATTCTACTAAATGGCTTCGGCCATTTAGTTCTTGGATAGCAACAAAGAAAATTATTCTGCAAGAGGAGTGAAAGCAATGAGATCCCGTAAAAACGCCGTCCCCGTACCTGTCACCCGCGATCTCCTGCAGGAAAAGCAGACTGAGGTTGCTCGTCTGGCTCGTCAGGCAAGCGAGGCGGTAGACATCGTTACCAGAACGATGAATGAGCTGGAGGGTATCAACCAGCAGATCGACAACGACCTGGCTGAGATCGACGCCTATTCCAAGGAACTGGCCGCGACACGCGCGGCCATGTCCCAGCAGCGGAAGAACAATACCGCTATCATCGCCAACTTCGCAAAGCTCCTGGATACCAGTCCCACAGAGAGCGTGAGTGAGTAATTCATCCGGTTGCACAACCGGAGTATGAGGCGCTAACAGCAATTTTACAACAATCAGACTTTGACTTTGACTCAATGCGTCTCGTTGAAAAGCGTGGAGGGGTAATCCTAACTGGTAAGGAAACAGTTTGCTAAATTGTTAGTAATCCGCAAGGGTGTGTGGGTTCGAGTCCCATCCCCTCCGCCAAGCCGTAATAGCGGCGAACTCTTTATCACCTCCTCTCTCTGACGGCGGGAAAGACCGCTGACGGCCCGGAAAGACGGGCGACATGGGAGCGTCCGGGGACAGCTCATAACGTGTAATCGACGGTGGACACGCACAGCAATTTTACCTTGAAAGTCTGCAAAACTTTTGCTTACGGTTCGACTCCGTAGCTCCCAAAAAAACCGTCATCAATCTATAAGAAGGGTCGTGTGTGTCATGAAGAAGTTCCTGACTATCGTTCTGTGATTCAAAGTGATCAGCGGCAGCGGCGTCCAGCGCCGGGTATGTGGAGGAAGCCATGAATAGAACACGAGACAAGCCCTAAGTCATCTTCGGATGACAGTACAGTAATGAATGCGACGATGAATGAACAGTAACGAATTGGGGCACTAACAGCAACCATCAACATTACCTGCTTGTGGAAATGAGAATGTGTCCCGCACACGTGGCAAAGAGCCATTTTACGGATATAGCGGTTTCTGGGAGGTTTCCGTATTCGTATGCGTACAGAGCAACGCAGACAGCAATGAAAAAGCCTCCCACCATGCAAGGATAGCTCAGTTGGTAGAGCACCAGTATAAAAAATGCGTAACGTTCCCCTCCCCCAGTTGCGCTAACAGCCATGTAAAAAGGGAACTGATTGTCGTGGGTTCGAGTCCCACTCCTTGCAACACTTGCCAGGGTAGCTCAGTTGGATAGAGCGCGTACTAATGCGTGTCTTGTTGAAACGCTTACAGCAACTTTCTATGGACTGTTAATCCCGTGGTCGTGGGTTCGAGTCCCACCCCTGGCACAAGCAGAAGCCGCCCCTGCTAATGGGCGGATAGGCATAGGGCTTTGGGATCGTTTATGTCTATGCTGACGGTAAACGCCAGATATTCAACCCAAATATCTTGAACTGGGTTGTGACGGCTCGGAAAGACGAGCTTCATGCGGCAGTGGTGAAGTGGTCAACACAGCAGCCCTATTACAATGCGAAACGAGGAGTTCCGCTAACAGCAATGTTCAAGGAAGCCAAGCTGCCATTCGTAGGTTCGAGTCCTACCTGCCGCTCCATTTCTCTGGGCACAAACAGCAACAGTAAATAAAAAGTGTGTCCTGGGTATCTCAATATAGGAGGTAAGAGATAATGAGCAACTTTATGGATGGGATCAAGAGCACGCTGAATAACGAGTGCAATGTCTCTGTCACCGAGAATGGTGCAGTCGGCTTCCGCACTACCGGCAAGGCTCTCCTGGATCTCAATTTCGCTGTGGCATCTCTCCGTAGTGCCAGCGAGCACGATATCTCTCAGCGCTTCACCAAGGCGTTCTTCGAGGACAAGCTGATGGCAATGAAATGGCTCTTTTATGCTCGTGATGTCCGTGGTGGACTGGGCGAGCGTCGGCTGTTCCGTGCCTGCATGGTGCCTCTGGCGAAGGAGTTTCCCGAGTACGTCGCCCCTGTGGTGGCACTGGTGCCTGAGTACGGTCGATGGGATGATTTGTGGTGCCTGTTGGATACTCCTGTTCGTGGCACCGTGACCGATCTGGTCAATAAGCAGATTTTCGACGATGCCTATAACTGCTCTGCCAAAAATCCGATCTCCATTCTGGCGAAGTGGATGCCTCGCTGTAAGGCTTCCTCTCAGCAGACCCGCCACTATGCCCGTATTCTGCGTCAAGCTCTTAACATGACCGAGCGTGACTACCAGCATATGCTGGCTAACCTCTCTCGTTATCTGGTCGTGGTTGAGCAGCAGATGACCGATCAGAAGTGGGACGAGATCGACTATCAGCGTGTTCCCTCTCGTGCTAATCTCCGGTACAACAGCGCTTTCCTTCGCCACGACGAGGATCGCCGGCGTGCGTTCCTGGGTGCCGTAGAAAGAGGCGAGGCCAAAATCAACGCTTCCGTCCTGTTCCCGCATGATATCGTGCATCAGTACGGTCGCGCCAACAGCACCGATACCAATTTGGAAGCGTTGTGGAAGAACCTTCCCGACACAGTTCAGGGATGCGGCAATACTATTGTGGTGGCCGATGGCTCTGGCAGTATGCGGGTGACGGTTGGAAATACTGGTGTATCTGCATTGGAGGTTGCAAACTCTCTGGCTATCTATTTTGCTGAGCGTTCCTCCGGGCAGTTCAAAGATCAGTACATTACCTTCTCTGAGCGGCCCCAGCTGGTCGATTTGAGCAGAGGTAAGAATCTGCGTGAGAAGCTGCGGATTGCGGCTTCCCATAACGAGGTTGCTAATACCAACATCGAGGCCGTGTTCGACTTGATCCTTACTACGGCAATCAACCAGCATATGGAACAAAGTGATCTCCCTGCAAATATCCTTATCATCTCTGATATGGAGTTCGATAGCTGTGCAACCACCAGCGCAGCCTGCCATGATAGGTGGGGATATAGCAGAGCAGTCGCCCCTACTCCCCGTCTGTTTGAGGTGATCGCTCAGCGGTATGCAGACGCCGGATATCAGATCCCCAGGCTGGTATTTTGGAACGTCAATTCCCGCTCCGGGACTATTCCCGTGAAGGAAAACGATTTGGGCGTTGCGCTGGTCAGCGGTTTCTCGCCCAACATTGCCAAGATGGTAATGAGCGGCAAGACCGATCCTTATGATTGTCTCTTAGAGGCTATCAATGCGGAGCGGTATCAGCCGGTGGAAGACGCCCTTTCCCCTGTTATCCCCCGTAAGTAACAAAGTAAACCATTAAGGAGGCTCAGAACGATAGTAGCAACTGGCTGTCTGCGATCTGAGCCTCTTTTTTATCTAAGGAGTGAGATATTTTGATTTATCTGGACAATGCCGCCAACGCTCCTGTTTCCCCGGAAGTTTTGGACGCCATGCTTCCCTGGCTTTGCCCCAATCATGTAGGAAACCCTGGGAGTATCCATACCCAAGGTGTTAAAGCCCGTAAAGCTGTTGAAAATGCTCGCCGCCAAGTTGCCGACATGATTGGTGCTGATCCTTCGGAGATCTTCTTTACCTCCGGTGGTACAGAATCCAATAATGCGTGGCTTAGATGCTTTGGCGGAGAGCTGGTGTTGACGACCGATCTTGAACACGATTCTATTTTGGAACCGTTGATTTATGGGGCGATTAGCTACCCCCAGCTTGCCTCCCAACGTATCAATGTCTATAAGGACGGTAGCGTAAATCTAAACGCTCTGGAATGTGCGCTGTCAGATGCCGTAAATTCTGGCCGTTCTACAGCTGTTTCTATCATGTGGGTAAACAATGAACTTGGTACTGTAAATCCCATGAGAGAAATCGGAACGCTTTGTAAAAAGTATCATGCTCTTTTTCATGCAGATGCAGTCCAAGCAGCAGGCCATGTAAGCATGAATGTCAAAGACTGCGGTATTGACTTATGCTCGATCGCCGGTCACAAGTTTGGTGCTCCTCTGGGCGTAGGGGTGCTCTATATCAGCAACACTGTTCACAAGTACCCTTGGATTATGGGCGGAGGCCAGGAGCGAGGGATGCGTGGAGGCACTGAAAATGTCCCTGGGATCGTGGGGATCGGCAAGGCCGCAGAAATTGTCACCAGTCAACTACGCAACTGGGAAGTTCGCTGGTCTTACTTGCGAAGCCTGTTTTTAACCCGGCTGTCTAATGCAATGATGGGAGAGTTTTATATCAATGGTGATACTGAGAACTACTCTTCCAATATCATTAGTCTTACTATTCCGGGAGTCAACAGCGAATCTCTTCTTCTCCTGCTGGATCAGCAAGGGATTTATCTTTCTGCCGGTTCTGCTTGTAGTGCTGCCAGCTCGAAGGTATCCCATGTTTTGAAAGCTATTGGAATGTCAGATGAGGATGCGGCTTGTACAGTTCGTATTTCCATGGGATATGATACAAAGCCAGAAGAAATGGAGCGGACGGCTCAGGCTATCTCAGAAGCCGCTCATAAGCTGAAGGCGATGTATCCTTAACATTTCATTAGCCACAAAGTAAATTATTGTAGGTGATAAAAATGAGTTATGACGTCTCTCTGGTCGATCCTGTGACAAAGGAAACTTTGCATACGGATACTCCACACCAGATGCGAGGCGGGACATATGCTTTGGGTGGTACCAGTGAAATGTGGTTGAACATTACTTACAACTACAGCCGCTGGTATTACAAAGATGGTGTTTTCCCGACTAAAGATGGCGAGAATAGGGGACTCCGTTCCATTTATGGGATGAGTGGCACTGAAAGTATCCCCGTTCTCAAGAATGCGATTATGGTTTTGGAAAGCCTTACGGAAGATATCAGCAATGAAGAGCGGAAAGATTCCGAAGAGCACGGTGCAACTGGTTACTGGATGCCTACAAGAACAAATGCAATCAAACCTCTTTATTCTTTGCTGGCATTTGCTCAAATGCGTCCCGATGGTGTGTGGGATGGAGACTAAATTAGGGCGCGATGATGTGCTTTATTTTATCAGTCATTTCAAAAATGCCCAGGAGACTTTTCTGAACGGATGCTGTTTCTGGTTCGCATTTATTCTGCAAGAGCGGTTCGGCGGCACCATGATGTATGAGCCGGTAGAAAACCACTACGTTCAAGAGATTGGCGGGCGACTCTACGATGTGTCCGGTGATGTGACAGAGCGGTACGGCTCGTCAGAACATCTTATGCGCTGGGCAGATATGGAGCAGTTCGACTCAAGCCTATACCGGAGACTGATCCGGGATTGTATCAAAAAGGAGCGATATGACGATGACGACTTTGATCCAGGATGAGCAGAAGCGCCAGAAGATTATGGCGCGGATGCGGGAACATCTGGTGCCCGTCTTGGAGCATTGCAGGGGAGGCTGGGTTGGCCTCTTCCTGCAAGGTTCTCAGAATTATAACCTTGACTATGAGGGTAGCGATATTGACACCAAGGCAATCATGTTGCCCAGCTTTTCCGATTTCGTGTTGAACGCCAAACCTCTCAGCACTACCCACATTATGGAGAACGACGAACACGTGGATTTCAAAGACATCCGCCTTATGTTCGACTGTATCAAGAAGCAGAATGTCAACTTCGTTGAGATCCTGTTCACCCCTTACTCCATCATCAACCCGGAGTATGCCGATCTTTTCCAGCCTGTTCTGGATACTCGTGAAGAGATCGCTCGGTATAACAACTACGCCGGGATGAACTGCATTATGGGTATGGCTCTGGAAAAGCAAAAGGCAATGGAGCACCCCTACCCTGCCACAATGGACAAGATTGAGACATTTGGGTATGACCCGAAGCAGCTTCACCATGCTCTGCGGCTGCGGGAGTTTATGACCCGTTACGAAGCCGGCGAGCCTTACGCTGACTGTCTTATCAGTAACCAGTGTGATTATCTCAAAGAGGTGAAGCGCGGTTGCTACTCTTTGGAAGAAGCACGGGCACTGATGAGCACTGCAATTCAATCTATGACCGAAGACAAAAAGCGCTATATGGATACGGTGCCTGTTTCGATCAACCAGCACGCCAATGAGGTACTGCAAAAGGCTACCGTTGAAATTCTCAAACGATCCTTCTTAAAGGAAATCCAGGGAGGTAAATGAGATGCCGATGTTTTACATGATGGTTGGCCTCCCTGGTAGCGGGAAGTCATTCACTGCCGAAAGCATCCCTAATGTCGTCGTCCACTCCAGCGATGCGATCCGTGCCGAAGTTCTTGGTGACGAGAACGACCAAACCCAACAGGACTTGGTTTTCCAAACCCTTCACAAAAGGGTTTTGCAGGATCTGGCGGATGGCAAGGATGTGGTGTACGACGCAACCAATATCAACTACAAGCGCCGTATCGGGTTCCTTGATCGTGTCCGAGCGCTCCACAAACATGATTTGCGTACAGTATGTCTTTTCATGGCGACGCCCTATGAGGTGTGTTTGGAGCGCAACAATAATCGGGAACGTTCTGTCCCGGAGTCTGTAATCCAAAAGATGTACTTCAAATTCGATGTTCCCATGATGGCGGAGGGTTGGGATGAAATCAGGATCGTGGGTGACGAAGACCACCACGACCAGATCGACACTCTCATGCTTCGGCTTTCCAAGCTGGAACATGATAATCCGCACCACGAGTACACGGTTGGTCAGCACTCTATGACGGCATGGCAGCATCTGATCAGCCACTATAAAGGTGCAGATGCTACTCTGCTCCGCGCCACGCTGTTGCACGATATTGGCAAAGAGAAGACCAAAGTATTTCATGACATCAAAGGCAACCCCACTGAGATCGCCCACTTCTATCATCATGAGCGTGTAGGAGCTTATGACAGCTTCTGCTATACCGGCGATCTCAGTCCTAACCAGCGCCTTACTGTGGCGCTGCTGATCCGCTGGCATATGTGGCCGTATGCGGTTGAAAAGTCAGATAATCCGAGTAAGACGGTTAGCAAAATCAAGCGTCTGCTTGGTAATGATATCTGGAACCAGGTCATGGTGTTGAATACCTGTGACCGCAATGCACACTGAATAGGGGGAAAATAATTATGAGTCCCGATTTGATCCACACTCCCTACATCGCTCCCCGTATCTCTGTTATGGCACCCCCCCCGGTAACTCTCGATGCTGAACGGTTCGTTGATGAGCTTCTAAGCGGCCTGCGTATGCCGGACGGCGGATTTGTTGCCCATCTTGTTCCCAACGGAGATCCTTTCTCCAACGGTTGGAATGCGGCAATGAAGCTCCAAGCCAGTCAGCCTGCGTCTCGCCGTCTGCCAATGCCTGTCAATGTGATTTTCCATAACCCGGCTACCATTGTGTTCTGGGATGACGGTGATAAGACAGTTGTGAAGTGTCAGCCAGGTGATACATTCAGTGCCGAAGCCGGTCTGACTGCCGCCATGCTGAAGAAGTACATGGGTAACGACAATACTTTCAACAAGGTCATCAACGAGTGGCTGGCTCGTGCCAGCTATGCCAGCGTCCCTGCCCTGCCGGAGGCCACAGAGTAACCAATGGACGGTATCATCCTACTGCTTTTAGCTCTGGTGCTGATTTATACGGTAGGATCGGGTGGCGATGACGACAATCATTGGAACCGGGGAGGTGGGTGCTTTGCATAGCAGAGAAGAGTTGGAAGAGATGCAGCGCCTGCCTCTCCAACGCAAAATCCAGATCACTACTGCTCGTATCATCGAGTGGTATCAGCACTATGATGGAAAGGTCTATGTGGCATTTAGCGGTGGTAAGGATTCTACCGTACTACTCGATATTGTGCGGCGGATCTACCCCGATGTGCCTGCTGTTTTCTCTGATACCGGGCTTGAGTTCCCGGAAGTCAGAGAATTTGTTAAGAGCTGTGAAAACGTTACGATTGTCCGGCCTGAGATGAACTTCCGTAAAGTCATTGAGGTGTACGGATATCCCGTTGTCTCGAAGCGTGTAGCTGACACTGTGGAATATGGGCATAAGCCTGGTTCTTTCAGATGGAAAGAGCTGCATGGAGAGATCATGCGGAGCAACGGAACGCCGTCAGAGTTCAACTGTGAAAAATGGTGTTATCTGTTGGATGCCCCATTCAAGGTTTCTTCTCGGTGCTGTACAGTCATGAAGAAGCAGCCTATGAAGAAATACTCCAAGGAAACTGGTCGAGTACCTATTATTGCAACTATGGCAAACGAGAGCAGATCTCGGCGTGCCACATGGTTGCGTATGGGATGTAATGCTTTTTCCGGTAAGAAGCCCAGCTCCCAACCCATGTCTTTTTGGACTGAGGAAGATGTGCTGGAATACCTCTATACCTATCAAGTCCCCTACGCTTCAGTTTATGGCGAGATTGTCAGAACTGATGGGGGGGGTGGACGACGACAGGCGAAAAGCGTACTGGCTGTGTCTTTTGCGCCTTTGGCGCTCACCTTGAAAAAGCTCCAAACCGTTTCCAGCGTCTTAAAATCACGCATCCAAAGCTCTGGGATTACTGCATGAGGCCGTGGGAAGAGCATGGTTTGGGTATGCGGCAAGTCCTTGAGTACATTGGTGTCCCAATAGAATAGCGCTCTCGGTTAGCAGATACGATTTTGTGTCTGTAATTACAGAGGAAAGGAGGAACTTGTCATGAGCAAAATGGAAGGTCTTGGTTGGCTGACTGCGCTGGTTGGTATCATCGGATTGCTCGTATTCAGTCCTGTTATCACATTCGGCTTTGCCTGGATGGGTGGCTGGATTTTGAAAGTATGCGTCGGTAGCGCCATTGCGGACGGCATGAACCTGATGTTCAACACAACGCGCTTTACCCCGGATTTCATTCCGCTGGCCTGCGCTACCCTCGCTACGATCGGCAAATATTTCAAGAGTTCTCAAACTAACAACAACAAATCTGAAAGGAGCTAATACCAATCCCGGTAAGCCGGGTTTCTACAAGATTGATAAGTGTAGAGTAAAGCCGTCTGTTACAGCGTGAAAGCCATCTGGCCGGTAGCAAGGGAGGATTAGACGGTTGACCTCAGCCGAGATGGTTGTGGTCGGTATGAAGCACATCGTTTGTTTTTCTGGCGGTCATTCCTCTGCGATTGCCGCCGTAGAAGTAGTTAGAAAGTTCGGAGCAGAGGACACGATCTTGCTCAATCATGATTTGTGTCCTCGAACCGAAGACGCTGATATCAAGCGTTTCAAAAAAGAGGTTTCGGATTATCTGGGCGTTCCCATTACTTACGCCAATATGCCCGGATGGGATGTTAAGGATCAGTTCGACGTGTGTATGGAAATCAAGGCGTTTAAGGCTGGCGCTCAGTCCACCGCCTTTTGCACCAACAGACTGAAGACCGAACCTTTTCATAAATGGCTGTCCGAGCACTATCCCGCAAATCCTCCCGAAGTAAGGGACGATATTTCATTAGTCTATGGCTTTGACGCCAATGAACAGCACCGTATCCGGCGCAGAGTTGGCATTATGGCTGCGATGGGGTACCAAACAGAGTACCCTTTGACATGGGAGGTACGTACTATCCATGACATCGAGGAGGTTGGGATCGAGCGTCCGAAGACCTACAGCATTTTCAATCATGCAAATTGTACCGGGTGTTTGAAAGCCGGCAAACAACATTGGTTTGTTGTTTATTGCCTCTATCCTGAAATATGGGAAAAGGCGAAGCTGGCCGAAGACACAATCGGGTACAGTATTCTCAAACAAGGCTATCTTTCAGATTTTGAGGCGGAATTTGCCAAGCTCAAAGAAAAGGCGTTGCCGCCCACTGAAAAAGCCAAACCTCAAACATTTTGGGCCGCTGCACGAAAGCTCATCAAGGACGACGATGATCTACCGTGTGAGTGCTCATTTTAAGGAGTTGTTTAAGATGAAGGTTCTTGTAGTAGTGGATATGCAAAACGATTTCATCAATGGTGCGCTCGGAACCCCGGAGGCGCAAGCCGCTGTTGGCGATGTCGCCAAAAAGATTTCCGACTTTGACGGAGACCTGATTTGCATTACCAAGGACACCCATCGTTCTGCCGACTACCTGAAAACCCAAGAAGGTCAGCTGCTTCCTGTCGAGCACTGCATTGAGGGGACTCACGGCTGGCGGCTCGACGATATCATTGCCACGGCTGTTAGCCATGCGGCTATCGACGCGGGGAAAAGCGTATCCGTATTCCAGAAAGGTACGTTTGGCTCTGTGGAGTTGGGCGATTACCTGGTAGAGCTTTCTGCCAGAAGGAAGCAGCGCATTGAAGAGATCGTTTTCGTTGGACTCTGCACCGACATCTGCGTTATCTCTAACGTACTGCTCGTCAAAGCGTTTCTGCCTGAGACGAAAATCACCGTTGACGCTGCCTGCTGCGCCGGCGTTACCCCGGCGAGCCACAACAATGCTCTGGCTGCTATGAAAGCGTGTCAGATCAATGTGGAGAACTGGGAGGTCTGAAATGATTTTTGTTGACGATAGAAGGATCGACTTCACCAGTTTCCCCGACGGTACATCTTCGATCCGTATTGCTCCCAAGCTGGACTTCACGTTTTTCGCCATGGGTAAATCCGCTTACTTCATCCGGTGGATGTACGACAATGATGCCGAGTGTATGCAGCTCTGGTATTTGGTGAAGCACCTCAAGAGCGCCGGCAACCCGCTCCTCTATCTGGAGATGCCGTATATCCCCAACGCCCGTATGGACAGGGTGAAGAACCGCGACGAGGTATTCACGCTCAAGTGGTTCGCCGAGTTTATCAATTCGCTCGGGTTCGAGTCTGTCAAAGTTCTCGACCCCCACTCTAATGTGGCTATGGCGCTGATTAACCGGGCTGAGACTATGGATGTGAAGCACTACATCGACTATGCGATCCAGTGGATGGTCAGTCAGGGTCTGAATCCTCTGCTGTGTTACCCGGATGAAGGTGCCGCCAAACGATACTCTGAGCTTCTTCCTATGGAGTATGTTTTTTGCATTAAACATCGTGACTGGCGCACCGGCAAGATTGAGCGGCTGGAGCTGACAGAGCCTGAGAAAGTCAACGGCAGAAATATTCTGATCGTGGACGATATCTGCTCTCGCGGTGGGACATTCACCCATACTGCCAAAGCTCTGAAAGAGGCCGGCGCGGAGGAAGTTATGCTCTATGTTACCCACTGTGAGAACACGATCCTGAAAGGCACTGTGTTGACAGATGGTCTTATCTCTCGTGTATTCGCCACTGATAGCATCCTCCGTATTGATCACGAGAAGATCTCCATTTGCAGATGATTATGAAAAGAGGGTAAAACAATGATTTCATACAATCCTTTGCTCTGTTTGGACTTCTACAAGACCGCCCATGCAGAGCAGTACCCCGCCGCACTGACCAAGATGGTGTCTTATTATACCCCGCGCATGACGCGGCTGGCTGATACCGAGAAGGTTACAATGTTCGGTCTTCAGGCATTTATCCAGGAGTATTTGATCGAGGCGTTCAATACTCACTTCTTCAACCGCTCATTGGATGAGGTGCTTGCCGAATACAAGCGGGTACTGAATAATACCATCGGCACGGACGGCGTTGGCGTGGAGCGTTTGACGGCGCTTCATAAGCTGGGGTATCTGCCTCTGGAAATCCGGGCCGTACCGGAAGGAACCCGTACCAATATTCATGTTCCGCAAATTGAGATCTCGAATACCAACCCCAACTTTGTGTGGTTGGTCAACTCTATCGAAACAATGCTGTCATGTACCATGTGGCATACTCAGATTTCAGCGGAAGTCGGATATCGTTACCGGCAGATCGTCAATAAGTACGCTGCCCTCACCTGTGACGATGATGTGGTGCGGGCCAAGCTGCTGGGCGACTTTTCCATGCGCGGTCAGGAAAGCGTGGAGAGCGCCACCAAGAGTTCTGCTGCGTTCTGCCTGAGCTTCCTTAATACCGCTACAGTACCGGCTATTCTTTGGCTGGAACACAACTACGCCTGCCGGGTGGAGAATGACGCGGTAGCTTATGGTGCTCTTTCTACTGAACACAGTGTTATGTGCTCCAACTATGCGGTTGACGGCGACGAGATTACGCACGTGAGGCGTCTGCTGAAAGAAATCTATCCGTACCAGAACTTCTCTATGGTCAGCGACAGCTATGACTACTGGAACCTGGTCAATAATATTCTTCCCGCGATTAAAGAGGATGTGATGGCACACCATGGGTGTCTTGCTATTCGCGGCGACAGCGGCAACCCCGTGGAGATTGTAACCGAGACGGTGTTCAAACTGTGGGAAATCTTTGGTGGCACCGTGAACAGCAAGGGTTACAAAGTTCTCGATCCCCACGTCAAGGCATTGTATGGCGATAGCATTACCCCGCAGCGGTGCGAGGCAGTGTATAAGATCCTGATGGAGCATGGCTTCGCTATCAACAATGTTTCTCTGGGTGTCGGTTCTTTCTCCATGCAGTGTCTGGAGACGATGGACGGCGGCGAAAAGACTTATGCGCCGTACACCCGTGATACATTTGGTATCGCAGTCAAAGCGACCTATGCAGAAGATGCTGACGGAAAGCCCATCATGATTTTTAAGAACCCCAAGACAGATAGCGGACATTTCAAGAAGTCTCAGCGCGGCTGCTGTAAGGTCGTATATGACTATACGTACCACAACTTCTTCTGCCAGGACGGTTTGACTTGGGAGGAGTCGCAGGTTGGGAACTGGCTTCAGCCAGTTTTCAAGGATGGCAAGCTCCTGAGAGTTTATACCCTGGATGAGGTTCGCAAGAATCTTCATGAGGGAAACTTTTGAGAAAAGAGGTGCCACAATGTTAGCTAACCCAAAGCGTACTAAGGATGAGATTGTCCAGTGGATTCGTTCCTACTTTGAAAGTAACGGCCCTGGCTGCGATGCGGTGGTCGGTATTTCTGGTGGTAAAGATTCCAGCGTTGTCGCCGCTCTTTGCGTAGAGGCACTGGGCAAAGAGCGTGTAGTGGGTGTTATGATGCCGAATGGAGAACAGCCCGATCTGGACGATAGCAAGCAGCTGATCGAATTTCTGGGTATTAGATACGCCTATACCGATATCTCCAAAGCAGTGTCTGCAGTAAGTGATCAAGTAGCGCTCAATATGAACGTCAGCGATCAGACGAGGATAAACCTCCCTCCCCGTATCCGTATGGCGACCCTCTATGCTATTTCTCAGTCGTTGCCTCACGGCGGACGTGTTGCTAATACCTGCAACCGCTCTGAAGACTATGTGGGATACTCTACCAAGTTTGGCGATAGCGCCGGCGATTTTAGCCCGCTCGCTAATCTGATGGTGCATGAAGTCATCCAGATTGGGTACGAGCTTCTTCTGCCTATCAACCTGATAAGCAAGACCCCTTCCGATGGGCTGTGTGGAAAAACTGATGAGGATAATCTTGGATTTACCTATGCTCACCTGGATGCTTACATCATGTATGGCACCAGTGGAATTGAGGAAATCGACAAGAAGATTGCCTCTATGCACGATCACAACCTTCACAAGCTCAATCCTATGCCTGCCTATGGAACGACGATTTTTTAATAGGCGGTGAGAAAATGGAAGAGCGTACTTATTTGAGCGGCACCAGTTTGGCCGGTATGTCCCCTACCCGCTCTCGTGTGGAGAACGACTACTATGCTACTCCGTTCGAGGCGACAGAAGCCATCCTTAGCCGAGAAGAGCTGCACGGCTCCATTTTGGAGCCTGCGGCTGGTGAAGGGCATATCAGTAAGGTGCTTCGGGAACATTATCCCAACAGTCAAATTATCTCTACTGATCTGGTTCAGAGAGATGATAGGTTCGGATGTGGTATTGTTGGCGGGGTGGATTTCCTCACTGAGAACTATCCCGAAAAATTCAACAACGTTATCACGAACCCTCCGTTCTCTTTGGCGAAAGAGTTCGCCGAGAAAGCTCTGGAGGTATCCACTGGCAAGGTGATCCTGTTCGCCAAGATCCAGTTTCTCGAAGGGCGGCAACGTAAGGATTTCTTTGCCACCCACCCTCCGAAATCCGTGTATGTATTTTCAAAACGTGTCAATCCTTTGAGAAACGGATTGGAAGTTGACGAAAATGGTAAGCCCTGGTCAAGTACCATGTGCTTCGCTTGGTTTGTATGGGAGCATGGCTATACCGGCGAACCTTGCATTCGGTGGATTTAATTTTTCCATTAGCAACAAAGAAAATTATTGACTTTACGGAAACAGTATGATAGAATGAAAGCAGTTCGAGGGAGATTGTAAATCCCTCAACCTTCCATTTAGCAACAAAGTAAACCAGCGAAAGGACTGAGGTGCCATTTACAGAGCAAAGATCAAGACCAAAGAGGTCGCCGGCGTTTTCTTTTGTGGAGGCGGCGGGAGCACCGATGGAATTGTGAGGTACACAAACATTCCTGTGGTCGGTGCTGTAAATCATGATCTGGCTGCAATTCGTATGCACCAGACCAACCATCCGTTTACGGAGCACTATAAGGAGGACGTATTTGCGGTCGATCCTAAGAGCTTCTGCGGCGGATATCCTATGGGTTTTGCCTGGTTTTCGCCGGACTGCACGCATTTTTCCCGTGCCAGAGGCGGTACCCCAGTCAAGAAGGAGATTCGTGGCCTGTCATGGGTGCTGGTCAAATGGGCGCTGAGTGTCAGACCGCGTGTCATGGTCATGGAGAATGTACCTGAGATCAGAACTTGGGGGCCGCTGATCGAACGCAACGGTAAGAAGTATCCTGATCCTGACCGAGCCGGCGAGACGTTTGAAGGATTCGTTAAGATCCTGACTACTGGCATTGAACCCAATCATCCAGCGCTTCTGGAGTGCTGCGAGTTCCTGCATATTGATCCCAAGGGCGAAGAAGCCAAGCCGCTGATTGCCGGCCTGGGATACGACATGGAATGGAATGAGTTGTGCGCGGCTGACTTTGGCGTTCATACCACACGCACACGGTTTTTCGGTATCTTCCGTTGTGACGGCAAACCGATCGTATGGCCGAAGCAAACCCATGGTAAGCGGGACTCTGCTGCGGTGTTGAACGGAGAGCTGGAACCCTGGGCACCCGCCGCTGACATTTTGGATTTCAGCATCCCTGCTCCAAGCATTTTTGCTACCAAAGAAGAAATCAAGGAGCAGTACGGCGTCCGGGCAGTCCGCCCACTACGGGAAAATACGTTGAGGCGGATTACCCGAGGGTTAGATAAATTCGTCCTGAAATCAACAGAACCGTACATTGTTCAGGTGAACCACAGCGGAGACGGTTTCCGTGGTCAGAGTCTGCAAGACCCGATGCCGACGATTACTGCAAAACACGGATATGGTATCGTCGAGCCGGTTATCGCTCCGTATACCTGCACCAATACCTCCAACGCGACTGGTGCTGCCGCTAACGATCCGCTGAATACCGTTCGTACCGGTGGAGGTGGTGGGCAGATGATTGTTACGCCATATCTGGCTCAGTATCATACAGAGCAGTCAGAGAAGGTTCGCGGCCAGGGCGTAGACGAGCCGATCATGACACTGGATGCCTCCAACCGCTACGGCGTTGTGTGCCCTATCCTTACCAAGTATTACGGCAATGACGACCACGGCCAGGACATTCATGAACCTCTGCATACCGTGACGGCCCGCGATCGTGAGGGTTTGGTTTTGGCTCACGTTTGTAAGTTCAAAGGTGACAACATCGGCCAGCACCCGTCCGATCCTCTTCAGACGATCACTGCTTCTGCGGGAGAGTTTGCAGTCATTCAGACTCGCGTAGTCAAGTATTCTTCCGGCTCTAATGTCGGGAACTGGCCGCAGATCAGAGAGATGCTGAACCGCTGGGCAGGATACTCTCTCGCGGACAACGAAGTGCTGCTGAAAAACATCAACGGGGAATGGTACTACATCATCGACATTGGCCTGCGAATGCTAAAAGCCAAGGAAGCATATCGAGCTATGGGGTTTGCCCCTGACTATGTGTTCGATGTCGATTTCAACGGCCAGAAGATGACCACGACCGAGCAGATGGAGAAGTGTGGAAATGCTGTGTGCCCCGATCTCGCCGGCCTTATTACTGCGGCAAATCTGCCGGAATACGCCAGAAGTGAAGTTTGCCACAGCATGAAGGAATGGCGTGAGTCGGTGGTGGCGTAATCCCATCAAAGCTGAAAGGGGTGATGACTATGAGCATTGCGTTGAGAAACCGCCGTGAAGCATATGACCAGACCGAGCCGAAGCGTCCCAATCGTAAGGCTATGATTCTGGATGTTCTGACCAGCGGTGATCCTGGCGGTATGACTGCTGACGAGATTGGCGAGAAGCTGGTCTCTGAAGGCAAAATCCCCACCAACAGTCCGAACTTCACACGGCCTCGTCTGACAGAGATGAAAGCCGAGGGCAAGGTTGTGATTGTTGGTAGGCGTCCTGGCAAGTCTGGGTGTAATACGGCAGTCTGGAAGGTGAAGCGCTGATGTATGGCGAATACACTTGTCTGGACTGCGGCAAAACCTTTGACGAGCCGAAGCGATGGGAAGAACGCCATGGGTTAGACTCTCCGCCCTATGAGGATTTCAGCGGTTGTCCTTACTGTGGCGGAGCTTATACCCGCACTATCCTTTGCGATGGCTGCGAAAAACCGATTACTGGTGACTTCGTTGAAATCGAACCAACTGGGGATCGTTTCTGCGACGAATGTTTTATGATGAAGTCGCTGGGTGAAGATGATATATAACTAAATTATACGAGGTGAAATTCAAAATGATTGTTCTTTTAGTTTTAGGGCTGGCTATCATTATTGGTAGTTTTAGCGTCCTCACTATTCTGGGGCGTTCGTGCGCTAAAAGTGAAAACTCTTATACGAGGGATAGGGGCGCATTTTTCAAACGCCTGCGCTGGATGATTTCCATTCCTGTAGCGGCGATTTTGGTTGTGATCATGCTGATTTCCGGCATCCGTATCATCGACTCGACTGAGATTGGCGTTGTCCGTACATGGGGACAGATTAACCGAGAGATCGATGCTGGATTCAATATTATCAATCCCATCAGTGATTCTGTTGAAAAATACGATTTGCGTGTTCACGTTCGGTCTGCTGATTTCTCATCATATACCAAAGATGCGCAACCGGTTAGCGCATCAGTCGAATACCAGTATAAACTTCGCCCTGGTGAGGTAATGACGGTTGCTAAGGAATATGGTACTTATGAGATCTTGGAAACGAAGATTGCTGGTGTAGTCGAAGAAAAGGTAAAGAGTGTTTTCGCTGAGTTCAGTGCTATGCCGTTGTTGGAACGGCGCTCTACACTTTCATCTGAAGTTTTGGATAGTTTACGCGATCTGGAAGACTTGTATCATATTCAGTTCACCGCTGCTGTGGTTAATAATATTGATTTCTCAGATGCGTTTGAAGCATCTGTTGAAGCAAAGATGACTGCCGAACAAGATGCTTTGCGTGCTGAACAGGAGAAAAAGTCTGCTATCGTAAAGGCAGAACAGGCAAAAGAAGTCGCAGCTATCAACGCTGAGGCTGCAATCGCACAGGCAAATGGAGAAGCTGAGGCTATGCGAATTATTCGTGAAGCTCTCCAAAATATGCCGGATGCGTACATCCAGCAGATGTGGATTGAAAAGTGGGACGGGAAATTGCCTACTGTTTCTGGAACTGATAACGCCATTGTGAGCATCCCTGGTACCAGTACCGCAGCGCCCTAATGTTATTTTAACACCGAGAGGGGTTACAGCCCCTCTCGGCAGGCATAAAGGAGTGATCAATATGGATACAGTGAATGTAGAAAGCGCAAATTTGGACGATCTGAAAAAACGGTTCGTTGAAATTTGCGCTACTATCAATCGTCCGGGTATGGAAGACCTGATGGCGTGGTTGGAACGTTCTGACTTCTACACTGCGCCGGCAAGCACGCGCTTCCACGGCAACTATACTGGTGGGCTGCTGGAGCATAGCCTCAATGTGTATGACAAGCTCTCTGGGTTTGTGGCTCGCTATCCTGAACTGGAGATCTCACCGGAGACGGTGGCGGTCACTGCGTTGTTCCACGACCTGACGAAGGTGAACTACTACACCGTCAGCTCTCGGAACGTCAAGGATGATGTTACGGGTGCATGGCATAAGGAGCCGTTCTACAAAACGGAAGATCGTCTCCCGCTTGGTCATGGCGAGAAATCTGTCATCATCCTGCAGAGCTTCATCAAACTCACACGTGACGAAATCTTTGCAATCCGCTGGCATATGGGAGCATGGGACTGTGCGGTTAAAGGCGGGGACTACGGTGCAGGTAACGCTTTTGAGATTTGCCCGCTCGCGGTCATGACGCATTTGGCTGATATGGAGGCTACCTATCTTGTCGAGGGTTTAGCAACAAAGTAAATCAACGGAGGCTAACATGGAAAAAAGCGTTTTTCAAATTCTGAACGAGTACGACATCACGGAACACCTCAAGAAGAAAGACAAGATCATCTATCTACCCTGGTCTAAGGCATGGATGATCGTGAAATCTCTCTTCCCCAGCGCCAAGTTTACCATCAACAAGGCTGCTGACGGCTGTATCTACCATACGGACGGAAAGACCGCCTGGGTGGAGGTATCTATCACCATCAACGACCAGACTGAAACGGAGTCTCTGGCTGTTATGGACTTCCGTAACAAGTCTATCCCCATCGACACGATCACCTCTGCCGACGCAGAGAAGTCTATCAAGCGCTGCTTGGTCAAGTGTGCTGCTCTGCACGGCCTGGGTCTGTCTCTTTGGACGGGCGAGGAGCTGTCCAGCGCCGCCCGTAAGAAGAAGGAAGACGACCTGGACGATGTGAAACAGGAGATCCTGAGCGTTGTTGCCGGGAAGCTGGAATCCGGTGTATCCAAGGATACCATCTATAAGGCCATCGAGAGCGTTGCCGGTGTGAAGAACCCCAACGCTATCAAGGATATCGCAACGGCTCAGAAAGTCGTCGAGCAGATCAAGAAACTGGAGGTAAAGCACAATGCTTAATAAAGTAATCATCATGGGTCGCCTTACCCGCGACCCTGAGATCAAGAAGGTAAATAACGACATCTCCGTGTGCAGCTTTTCTATCGCCTGTGACCGCGACATCGTGAACAAGCAGAACAATGAGCGCGAGACGGACTTCTTCGATGTGACTGCGTGGCGCTCTACGGCGGATTTCGTTGGCAAGTATTTTGGCAAGGGGCGCATGATCGTTGTTGTCGGTCGGCTGCAGAAGCGCAACTACACCGATAAGGACGGTAACAAGCGTTCTGCCGTAGACATCATTGCCGAGAACGTCTATTTCGGTGATTCCAAGAAGGACAGCGAGACTTCTGACAACGCCTCTGCCTCCACCACCGGATATGCTACCGCTCCTTCTCAGAACAGCGACTTCGCAGATATCGGTGAGGAAGATGGAGAGCTGCCCTTCTGATGGATAATTCTTTTCTCCTGGACGCTATGGACTGGTCATACTCCCGCGTTAGCAGTTTTGATCAGTGCCCGCGTATGTTTGACCTTACTTACCTCCAGTGCATGGATCGCGTGGACAACGCTTTTGCTCAATGGGGTTCACTGGCGCACTCGCTTTTAGAGCGATATTTTCGTCAGCAGGTCGAGCTGTGGGATTTATCCGGCCTCTATGAGAAGGAATACGCAAGAGCAGTTACAGAACGGTTTCCATTTCCCCGACTGGAAGATAGCTACTATGAGCGCGGTATGGAATACTTCGATAATTTCGGTGGACAACTGGGAGACGAAGAAAAAGTGCTTGCGGTCGAAGATCGGTATACCTCTACACTGGGCGGCAGACCAGTGGTAGGTATTATAGACCTGGTGCTTCGTAATAGGTCTGGGCTGATTGTTTGCGATCACAAAAGCCGGGGCAAATGGAAATCCAGAGAGGAACGCCGCAAATATCTCCGCCAACTGAACTTGTATGCAGTACGGGTCAAAGAGGTCTACGGTGAGTGGCCGTATGAACTTTGGTTCAACAAGTTCCGTGAAGGTATCTTGGACAGAGAGCCATTCAACATCGTAACTGCTCAGGAGGACATAGACTGGTTCCTGCGTTCCATTGACGACATCTATAAGGCAAGGAGTTTCCCTGCCAAACCTGACCGTTTCTTTTGTGACTACCTGTGTTCTGTGCGCGAGCATTGCGAGCATTCCAGCCAATATGTCACGGAGGAATATGAGTGATGGAAAAGATCAAGGTAATTTTCCTCGACGTTGATGGTGTACTCAACAGTGATCGTACAGCCCGCAAAACCAAAGGCGGCTATACGTTTGTTGGCAATAGGCAAATGAAGAACCTGAAGCACATCATTAACATGACAGGAGCTAAGGTCGTTCTTTCCAGTGATTGGAGATACGACCGAGACGACCCGAGATACAACGGAGACTATCTGGAGCTGGAAGCAGAGCTGTTGAAATGCGGGATTCGTCTTTATGGCTTTACGCCAGAGTTGCCATCCTGTCACAGAGGTATGGAAATTGACTGCTGGTTAAAAGAACATAGCGAGGTCGGAGACTTCGTAATTCTGGACGACCGGACAGATATCGAGCCGAACAAAGATCACTGGGTTCAGACGGTAATGCGCCGGGGACTCGGTGTTGAGGAGGCCGAGAGTGCTATCCGCATCTTGAACGGCAAATGAAAGACGGATTTCATTCGGATAAGACCCGTCCACATGAAGTGGGCGGGCTTACCGAAGAACTGAGGTGATTTTACCCGTGCAGATTGATAGAGAAGCAATTTTGCAGGCCAAAGAAAAGCTCGGAGACCGTAACGCTCAAATCATCGTCGAAGAGCTGGGGATTACCGATTTCGATGAGAAAAACATGAAGTGTTGCTGCCCCTTCCATCAGGAGGATCACGCTTCCTTCATTTACAACAAGAAAGCATTCAACTTTCGTTGTTTCGGTAGTTGTGGCCGTAGCTACGACATTCTGGACGTTTTCATGTATAAAGGCGCAACTTATGCCGAAGCCTGCAGGAAACTTTTCGAGCTTGCTGAAATGCCCTACTCTTTCGGAGAGCTGGGTGTGAAAACCAAACGGCATTATAGGTATCCCCATGAGGTTCCCTGCACTGATAAGTCCAAAGTGTACGCATATTTCGAGCAACGTAAGATCAGTCGTGAGACGCTGGATGCTCTCGATGTGCGGCAGGACTCCGAGGGAAACGCAGTATTCAACTACTACGACACAAACGACGTGTTGACGATGGTGAAATACAAACCGTCGCATAAAGTCCAGCATGGTCAAGCAAAGTGCTGGTGCCAGCAAAACTCTGATACGGCTCCGTTGCTGTTCAACATGAACCGTATCAACGTTAATTCTCCCCTTCTGATTTGTGAGGGCGAGCCGGATTGCCTTAGCGCGATTGAGGCAGGATTCAAAAATGCTGTTTCTGTTCCTCTGGGCAGTTCAAACCTCCACTGGATCGACGAAAACCTGGAATGGCTCGATCAGTTTGACAGCATTATCATTTGCGCCGATAACGATGACGCCGGCGTGAAGATGCAGAAAGAGTGCGTTCCTCGGCTGGGTAGCTGGCGAACAAAGGTTGTAGATATCCCGGCAATCCCCATTGGAAATACTGGACGGGTAACAAAAGACCTGAATGAGATCCTTTACGTCTGCGGTAAAGACAAGGTGTTAGAGCTGATTTTGGACGCTAAGGACTCTCCTGTTCCCTCCGTAGTTGATCTTTCCGATGTTGAACCGACCGAGTATGAGGATGTTGACGGTGTGACTACCGGGCTGAAAGCCATTGATGATGAGCTGATGCGGCTCTTTTTTGGAACGCTTACTATCGTGAGTGGTCAACCCGGATCTGGTAAGAGCAGTCTTCTTACTCAGCTCGCGTGTAACTCTCTTGATAATGACATCGGTACATGGCTTTTCAGTGGAGAACTTCCCAACGGTGTAGAAAAGTCTTGGTTCAACTATATTTTCGCCGGCCCCCGCAATATCACAGATGCTATCTCTCGTCGGGGCAATCCTTACAAGAAGATTTCCACGACGACGCTTGCCGAGATCAACAAGACCTATAAAGGGCGTTGGCATATCTATCGTGACGACTACGACAACACACTGGATAAGCTCATCGCCTCTATGACGGATACCGTGCGAAAACACGGTGCCCGTTGCCTGATCCTCGATAACTTCATGTGTATTGACACTGAAACCAGCGAAGAAGAGCTGCGCTCTCAGACAGATACGATTAAGAAGCTCATTGAGTTTGCTAAGAAATATCAAGTGGCTGTAATTCTTGTTTGCCACCCTCGAAAGATGGACGCCGGAACCAATGTAGGGATCTATGATATCGCTGGAACCAGCAACATCGTGAACCTGGCACATCGGACTATTGGCCTGCGGCGAGTGACGGATGCGGAGCGTGAGAACGCTGCAAAATATTCTGAGAAGCGCCGCCAGTTGCTCAAATACGATGTGATCGTAACTATCGTCAAAGACCGTATGTTTGGCCGGCAGAATATCGACGTTGGCCTCTATTACGATCCCGCTTCCCGCCGTTTCTTCGGCGATATGAACGAGTACGACCGTCGTTTCTCTTGGGACAAGAAGGAGTACAAAGAGCCTTTGCCTCTCCCTCCTCAGCTGCTTGCTGAAGAGCGTGCCTCCGAAGATGAAGCATTTGGAGCGGTGAACGACAGAGAGGGCTAACTATGGTGGATTTCGGAGTATGTGACTGTGGCGGTAGCCTTATCCCTGTTTGGTTTACAGAAGAAGAGACAAAGGTTGCCAATGGCACTATGTATAAGACAGGCCGAGTTCGTAGGGCGTGTTCTCACCTTGTATGTGAGGATTGTCTGAAAAACTTTTGCGTTGACGATACCTTTGACGGGCCGTGGCACAATCGGAGGTGATCTTATTGAGCGGTAACTATACAGCATACCATGTCCATACTGAACTGTCGCTGTTAGACAGTGCGACGAAGTTTGAAGACTATATCGCTAAAGCTGTCGAGCTGGGGCAGACTGCCATTGCTTTTACGGAGCATGGCAACATCTATCAGTGGGTCGCCAAAAAGATGGCTTGTGATAAGGCCGGATTGAAGTATCTGCATGGCTGTGAAGTCTATTTGACTGAAAAGCTATTGCTTACCGATCCACGCACCGGAGAGCAGAACAAGGTACGCGATAACTACCACACCATCTTGATTGCCAAGAACTACGCTGGTCTTCAGGAGATGAACGAGCTAATCAGCCGATCAAGCCAGGACGACCACTTTTACTACAAACCCCGTATCACGTTTGATGAGTTTCTTGGTATTTCCAGTAACGTCATTAAGATTAGTGCCTGTCTTGCTTCCCCATTGAATCGCATAAGCATTACTCATCCTATGTATGAGCGGCTGCTGAAGCATTACGACTATCTGGAAATCCAAGCGCATGACTACCCGGAGCAGGTTGCCTACAATCGCCACTTGGCGGAAATGTCTCAGAAATATGGCATCCCGCTCATTGCAGGTACCGATACTCATAGCCTCAACAAATACAAGGCTGAATGCCGAACGATCTTGCAGTTGAGTAAACACATCGAGTTTGCCGACGAAGATACGTTTGACCTTACCTATAAATCCTATGACGAGTTAGTAGCAATGTTCGCAACGCAGGACGCCTTGCCGGAAGCGATGTATTTGGAGGCCATTGAGAACACCAACCGTATGGCCGACTCTGTAGAGCCGTTTGCGCTGGATATCTCGTTCAAGTATCCCATTCTCTATGGTGAACGCGATCGAGAGGTGCTTCATCAAGTTCTTGATGATAACCTGCAAGCGAAAATCAAAGAGGGTGCTATCACTCCAGAGCAGGTCGAGCCGTTCAAAGCGGCCATTGCTGAGGAATGCCGGGTCTTTGACAAAATTGAGATGTCCGGCTTCATGCTTTTCATGAGCGAATTGGTAACATGGTGTAAATCTCATGGTATCCCCATTGGTTTCAATCGTGGTTCCTGTGGTGGATCTCGTGTAGCTTATGTCACCAATACAACAGACCTCAATCCTGAGACATGGCATACAGTGTTCAGCCGCTTCTGTAACGAAGATCGTAAGGAGATTGGCGATATTGATATCGACGTGTCCCCCTCCCAGCGCGATCTGGTTTATGACTACATCATCAACCGTTTTGGTCAGGAAAAGACCGCATTTATTCTGGCAATCGGCACTATCAAATCCAAAGGCTGTATTGACGAAATCTGCCGTGCTTTGGCACTGCGTTGGAATCGTGAACATCAACGGGACGAGAAAGAGTTCCGTAGAGTGATGGCACAGCTCAAAGATGAGAACGTGAAGATCGTTTTTGGAGATGCACGAGACAGCTTTAACCTGTATTTCTTTGATGAGGCCGGCAATCTTCTTTTGCCCAGCCGCATGAAGGACATCCCCCGCGCCGAGCTGATCAAGCAGTTTTCCAAAGAGTACACAAAACTCAAAGAAGAAAACGAAAGGATCTTTGCTAAGAACCCCTGGGCTGGTAAGACGAGTGCCAATATCAAAAAGGAGTTTGAGGCAGACGAGGCAGCAGCTCGGGAAAAGTACCCCGAAGTATTCTACTACTATGACGGGCTTCTTGACGTGGCGATCTCTCAGTCTATGCACCCTGCCGGTATTGTGGCAAGTCCTATTACCCTTCGAGACAACTACGGTACGTTCATCTCTGACGGGAAGGAAATCCTGCAGATTGACATGGAGTGCGTGCATGAGGTCAGCTTGGTCAAGTATGACATTCTCGGGCTGAAAAACATTGAGATTATCAAAGATGCTTATGAGCTGCTGGGTAAACCTTACCCGAAGTCTCACGAAATCAACTGGAATGATGAGGCTGTCTGGAAGGACATGCTGAGATCTCCCATTGGTATTTTCCAGTTTGAAGGAGAGTTCGCGTTCCAGATGCTTAGGCAGTACGAGCCGCACAGCATTTTCGACATGAGCCTTGTTACAGCGGCGCTTCGTCCTTCGGGCGCGTCGTACCGTGACGACCTTATGCAGCATAAGCCTCACAAGAACCCCTCTCCCATCATCGACGAACTTTTGGCAGATAATAACGGCTATCTTATTTACCAAGAGGACGTTATCAAGTTCCTACAGCAAATCTGCGGCTTCTCCGGGTCAGATGCAGATAACACCCGCCGCGCTATCGGACGAAAAGACGAAGAGCGGTTGAAAAAAGCTCTCCCGCAAATTCTTGAGGGGTATTGTGAAAAGTCACCGCAACCTCGTGAAGTTGCAGAGCAGGAAGCAAAGGAGTTCTTGCAGATCATCCAGGATGCTTCCAGCTATATGTTTGGCTACAACCATTCAGTCGGGTATTGCATGATTGGCTACCTGTGCGCTTATCTGCGGTACTACCATCCGTATGAGTTCATCACAGCCTACCTTAATAATGCCAACGGCGAGGAGGATGTGAAGAACGGGAACGAGTTGGCAACGCTTTACGGTATCAGGATTGTCCCGCCGCGTTTTGGCCTTTCCAAGGATAAATATTTGCTGAATACCGAAGAGAAGGTTATCGCCAAGGGTATTTCTTCTGTAAAGTACATGAATGCCGATGTTGCCAACGAACTTTACGAGCTGGCAAAGGCCGGTAAGCCTAAATCTTTTATGGACTTGCTTATGCAGCTGGACGAGAAAACACACTTGGATACACGGCAGCGGGATATCTTGGTGAAGATCGACTATTTTGCCGAGTATGGTAATTCCAAAGAGTTGTTGCGTATGGTGGACTTCTTCTCTTTTTTCAAGAACGGAACGATGAAGAAGATCTCCAAGGACAAGGTAACGGCTGATTTGGAACCCATAATCGCCCAGTATGCAACTGATAAGTCCAAAAGCGGCCAGCCAGCTAAAAGCTATACCTTCACCGATTTGCCCGGATTACTTCGGCATTTGGAAGTGATGGTCAAGGATATGCACATTCAGGATTTCGACCTGAAAAGCAAAATGCAGATTCAGTTGGAAAACCTGGGCTATATTGACCTGACCACCAATAAAAAAGAAGATCAGCGAAAGCTGGTTATTCTGGATATCTACCCCTTGCGGAGCAAGAAAACCAAAGAGATTTGGGCTTATGCCTTGCAGGTGCGGTCGATTGGCACGGGGAAAACAAATCGGTGGACAATTTACTCAGAACTCTACGATCGCAAACCGCTTCAACGCTATGACACCATTTATGTTCCTATGAATGGATGGGGCGAGCGGCGTGGGTATCTGTATTTGTACAACTACGACTATGTAATTTAGGAGGCATTTTCAATGTACGAGACGAAATCGAAATGGTTCAAGAAAGTTCTCAGGGCGACGCTGTGTTTCTTGGTAGTCTGCGGATCTCTGAGTGCGATGTCGTTCGTCCCGAACAAAGAGGAGGAAACACCACAAGTCCCCATCGAAACGGAACTTTGTGTTTACTCTGCGCCGCTTCAAGTATCGCCCACACCTACGCCTATTCCTATTGAGGAAGAACCGGCAGAACCCGAGGCAGACCCTAACCCATATGCAGAACTGTCGCCCACGGACGCCGAAAAAGAGCTGCTGGCGTGTATGGCCTACAGCGAGGCGGGGAACCAGAGCTTTGATGGTCAGGTTGCCGTGGTACAGGTAGCACTTAATCGCTATATGCACGAAGCGTATTCCGGTAGTATCAGTGATATTCTCCTTGCGCCCTACCAGTTTGCAGTGGGAAGTCACTATGAGCCTGAGCAGATGGAAGCAGTAGAAGCTGCTCTTGCCGGCTATCCGGCTTTGGATTTGAACACCGACGTGGTGTACTTTTCTACCGGATGTTTGACCTATGGTAGCTATTATAAGACGATCGGCGATCATGTCTTTCGCACTTATACTTGATAGCAACAAAGTAAATTAAATAAGGAGGATCAATATGGGAACAGTTACAATTCAGCGGTTCACCTATAAGAACCCTATCTCCATGATCGGTGAGGAAGCCGGCGTCTGCTGGGGTGCAGATACCAGCGATCCCGAAAAAAACTACAAGCGCGGCTTGGATTGCTTGGAAAACGAGCACGGCAGAACATTTGAGTTCCCGGATGTCTATATGATCCTGGACGGCTATTCTGCCAGAGTGATCCGCGAGTGGTACACCCACATCGGCGGTGCTCCCACCAGACTGCAGGCCAGTACCAGATACATCGACTATGAAAGCGGCTTCGATTATGTAACGCCTCCCAGCATTGCGGGCAACTCCGCCGCCGCCAAAGTCTACGACTGGATTATGAGCTGTATCCAGACTGGCTTGAAGATGTTGGAAGGGCTTGGTATCCCCAGAGAGGATTCTGCGCTTGGGCTTCCTCTGGGCATGGGTACTAAGGTCGTGTGCAAGCACAATCTCCGCAACCTGATTGATATGTCACATCAGCGGGAATGCAACAGGGCTTATCACGAGTATCGCGGCCTGTTTGCTGATGTTGGTAATGCTCTGAGAGAGTATTCTGACGAATGGGCATATCTGGTCGATCACTACTTTATGCCGAAGTGCGAATACTTCGGGTTCTGCCGGGAGAAGAAGTCCTGCGGCAGAAAAGGAAGGAGATCTGCGGAATGAAAATCGTTTGCATTTCAGGTAAAGCCCAGCACGGCAAAGACACCACCGCCAAACTTTTGGAAGAGACTTTGAAAGCCCAAGGCAACCGTGTTTTGATTGCTCACTACGGTGATCTGGTCAAGTACGTATGTAAGACCTTCTTTGGCTGGGACGGCAAGAAGGATGAAAAGGGGCGCACGCTTCTCCAGCGTGTCGGTACTGACAAAATCCGCGCTGTCTCTCCTGATTACTGGGTAGATTTTATTGTCAGCATCCTCGACATCTTCTGCGACGAGTGGGATTACGTGCTTATCCCTGACACCCGCTTCCCCAACGAGTATGAGATCTATGAGACCTACGGCATGGACGCCATCTTGTTGCGGGTAGTTCGCCCCAACTTTGTGTCTCCGTTGACCGAAGAGCAGCAGAAGCACGCTTCGGAGACTGCATTGGACGATTACCAATACGACGCTACGATCGTCAACAGCGGCAGTTTGGAAGATCTCAAAGAGGCCGTAAATAACTTTGTGAACAACGCTCTCAAAGGAGAACCCCATGAAGAAACTGACAATGCTGTTTGATGCCGACGATACCGTAGAAAACCTAAGCGACTGCTGGATCGCAATGCTGAACGAGCGTTATGGCACCTCCGTAACGCCGGAAGATGTTCACGGTTGGGACATCTCCCTTGCTTTTCCCACGCTGACGAAAAAGCAGGTCTTCGGCGTGCTCCATGATGACGAGCTTTGGCGGCGTATCACTCCGATCCCCGGTTCTGTTGAGGTTCTTCAAAAGCTCTATGACGAGGGGCATCAGCTCTACATGGTAACTGCATCCAGCTATCACACCTGCAAAACGAAGGTGGAACGGCTTTTAGAGTTGTTCCCCTTCCTGGACTGGGAGCACATCATTTTTGCCTGCAACAAGCAAATGGTGCGTGGTGATGTTTTGATTGACGACGCCCCACACAACTTGGTTGGCGGCGAATACACCAAAATTCTTTTTGACCGTCCCCATAATCGTAGCTTTGATCATGTAGCCAATGGTGCGCTCCGGGTAAACACGTGGGAAGAAATTGACCAAGTTATCCACAGCTATCTTTTGTAAGGAGGAATTTTTATGGTTGTCATTAAACGTGATGGTCGTGAAGCCGACTTTGACAAAGGCAAAATTGCCAATGCCATTCTCAAGGCATTCACGGAGGTTGAAAAGCTCAGTGCGGTAGGAGATAAGAACGAGGTGTCCAAGAAAATCTCCACCCGTTTGTATAACCGCTATCAGCGGCGTAACCGTGCGATTTCTGTTGAGGAAATCCAGGACGACGTGGAAACTGAGCTGATGAAAGAGGGCGAGTTCGTAGTCGCCAAAGCATACATCAAGTATCGCTATGAACATGAACTTCTGCGGAACGCTTCTTCTCTGGACGGCAAAATCCTCTCTATTGCGGATAACGTCAACGAAACGGTCATCCAGGAGAACAGCAACAAAAATCCCACGATCCTCTCTACCCAGAGAGACTACATCGCCGGTGAGGTAAGCCGCGATATTACTGACCGTCTGCTTATGCCGGATGACATTAAGCAGGCGCACGAAGAGGGCATTATCCACTTCCATGACAGCGACTACTTTGTGCAGCACATGATGAACTGCTGCCTGATCAATCTGGAAGATATGCTCCAGAACGGCACAGTTATTTCTGGTACCTTGATTGAAAAGCCTCACTCCTTCTCAACTGCCTGCAACGTCGCTACCCAGATCATTGCTCAGGTAGCCAGCAATCAGTATGGCGGTCAGTCTATTTCCCTGTCCCACCTTGCTCCCTTTGTTGAGGTGAGCCGGCAAAAGATTCGCAAGCAGGTAGAGGCTGAGTTCCTGAAAATTTCTTCCCCGGATAACTTTGCAGACCCTGAGAAAGTGATCTCTGATCTGGTCGAAGAGCGTGTCCGTGAAGAAGTAAAGAAGGGCGTTCAGACTATCCAGTATCAAGTGATTACTCTTATGACCACCAACGGTCAGGCTCCGTTCATTACCGTCTTTATGTATCTGAACGAGGTCAGCGATCCTCAGACCAAGAAAGACCTCGCTATGATCATCGAAGAAGTCGTGCGGCAGCGGTATCAAGGCGTCAAAAATGAGAAGGGCGTTTGGACGACCCCGGCATTCCCCAAGCTGATCTATGTGCTGGAAGAGGATAACATCACCGAGGATTCTCCCTACTGGTATTTGACCCAGCTGTGTGCCAAATGCTCTGCCAAACGGCTGGTACCCGACTACATCTCCGAAAAGAAGATGCGCGAGTACAAGCTCTCCAAGGGTGAAAGCGAAGGTAGCGGCGATTGCTATACCTGTATGGGATGCCGTAGCTTCTTGACGCCCGACCGCTCCGGTAACGGTTGGGACAATGTTGCCAATGCCGGCAATTATCAGCCCGACAAGCCCAAGTATTACGGGCGTTTCAACCAGGGAGTCGTCACCATTAACCTTCCCGATGTTGCTCTGAGCGCTCTGAAAGTTTGGGAGGCAACCGGCGACCATAACGATGTCCAGGATCTGTACGATACTTTCTGGGAAATTTTCGACGAGCGGCTGGAGCTGTGTCATAAGGCGCTGCAAATCCGCCACGAGCGTTTGAGCGGTACCCTGTCCGATGCTTCTCCTATCCACTGGCAGTACGGCGCTTTGGCTCGCCTGAAAAAGGGTGAAACCATCGACAAGCTGCTTCACGGCGGCTACTCCACCATCTCTTTGGGCTATGCCGGCCTGTACGAATGTGTCATGGCGATGACTGGCAAGAGCCACACCGATCCTGACGGCGAACCTTTTGCCCTCAAGGTCATGCAGTACATGAACGACAAGTGCGCTGCATGGAAAGCCGCTGAGGATATCGACTATTCTCTCTACGGTACTCCTATTGAGAGCACTACCTATAAATTTGCCAAGTGTCTGCAAAAGCGCTTTGGTGTGATCGAGGGCATCACCGACAAGGGTTACATTACCAACTCCTATCATGTCCACGTCACAGAGCATATCAACGCTTTTGATAAGCTGAGATTTGAATCTCAGTTTCAGAAGCTCTCTCCGGGCGGAGCGATCAGCTACATCGAGGTAGCAAACCTCTCTGACAACATTCCCGCCGTACTGACGGTGTTGAAGTATATCTACGACAACATCATGTATGCGGAGCTGAACACGAAATCTGACTATTGCCAGGTGTGCGGCTGGGATAAGGAAATCGAGATTGTGGACGACGATCGCGGAAAGCTGATCTGGAAGTGCCCCAACTGCGGAAATACCGACAAGAGCAAGATGAACATTGCGCGGCGCACCTGCGGCTACATCGGCCTGAATGACTGGAATCAGGGCAGAACGCAAGAGATCAAAGAACGCTATGTTCACCTGGGCGGCGACGAATGAACTACGCGAAGATCCGCAACTATGACATCGCAAACGGAGAGGGAGTCCGCACCTCCCTCTTCGTAAGCGGATGTACGAATCACTGCCCCGGTTGCTTTAATCCAGAGGAGCAGGATTTTAACTGTGGTAGACCATTCACAAAGGAGACTATCGCAGAGATCCACGAAATGCTTGCCAACCCTGTTATCTCAGGGCTTTCTCTACTTGGCGGAGATCCACTTTGTCAGGACTATGGCGGGATTCATGATCTCATTGATCTTTGTTTCTACACACATTCAATCGGTAAAACCGTGTGGCTATGGACTGGATTTATCTGGGAGGACTGTTATAACCCTCTTTTCCCGGATAAAGACGAGGATGATCACCAATTTGCACAAATGGCCTTGCTGACATCATGTGATGTTGTGATTGACGGCCCCTTCAAAATGGAGTTGTCTGACCGGATGTTGAAATGGCGTGGTTCTGCAAATCAGCGGGTCATCGACGTACAGAAAACCTTGCGACAAAAGAAAATTGTCCTATACGAAGGTGAGCACTATGAATGAAAAACTCGAATTTCACTGTCCCAAATGCGGGAAGCTCCTGGATGGTATTACGCTGGATTACCGGTTGGAGTGGTTATGTAGCAAATGTGCCGAGGATCAATCCGATGTTTTGCACTGCGAACGTGGATGTAAGGTTAAAGCCGTGGATCTGGATGCCGGGTTAAGCAGTGACTCCAAACAGGCTCATGAGCTTTTGACTGAAGATCATGTTTACGAAGTTGAAAAGATCCACGTCGGCGGCTGGTGCTCCTCTATCCGGCTCAAAGAGTTCCCCGGCAAAGAGTTTAACACCGTACACTTCATTCGTTACGAATAGGAGGAAATATGGAAACTGTTGAAATTTTAGCAGGCGGCGAATTTGCCAATGCCGTAAAAAGTCTCGGCCTGACATCTGCTGTTTGTACTTATCGCTATCAACCTCAGTCTATGTACCATCGTGAAGCATATCAGGTCTGGCTGTTGTCCAAAGAGGATTTTGATAATATCTGTGCTATCGACGACGATGACTGGAAGGATAATTGGGGCTGGTGGCGTCACGCTGATGGTTCTAATCTGGGCACTGTTGACTGCCTCTATGTTATCAATGGTGAAGAGCTGATGGCATGGGACGGTCTTCAGCGTAAGGAGTGGTGCAAGGATTGTAGCGATTGCCCCGGTACAGAAGAGTATAAGAACGAATGCTTCCATAGCCATCGTTACCCCGACATCATCAACTATCTTTGCAATGAAATCGGAGCTTCTACCGAGCGCAATGTTTGCGCTTGCACGATTGATCTGGCACGGCAAAACAACCTGACCCTTGCAGAGCTTTTCAAAAAGTATCTGGGATAGGTCGTGTAAAAAACAGTATCATCCGCACAACAAAACTATCAAATTGGGAGGCAAACGAAAATGCTCATCATTAACCTTTTTGGCGCTCCCGGTGCTGGTAAATCCACCGGAGCTGCCTATGTCTTCTCTCAGCTGAAAGCTGCCGGCGTTAATGCCGAGCTTGTCACCGAGTTCGCCAAAGATAAGGTATGGGAAGGGACAAAGGCTGTTTTCGAGAATCAGGCATACATCTTTGGCAAGCAGTATTTCCGCATCAGCCGGCTTGAGGGCAAGGTCGATGTGGTGATTACCGATTCACCTATCCTGCTCTCTGCGTTCTATAACGACAACGATCACGTACTGGGTGAAGAGTTCGATAAACTGGTTTTCAAAGTTTTCGACTACTATAATCGCATCGACGTATTTGTTCATCGGGTGAAGCCCTATAACGAAGCAGGACGCTTCCAGACCGAGGAAGAGAGCGATGCGATCAGCAAAGAGATGTTGCGTTTCTTGGATAAGTATGGTGTTGACTGTCTGCATATCAACGGTGATTTCGTAGGGTATGACAGCCTGGTTAATACCGTACTGGATGCTTTGGTAGCAGACGGCAAGCCTATTGTCTGCCCGCACTCTTCTGATTCGGCAGAAGCGCTAACGATTAAGGTGCGCTATCTCAGCGACAAAATCCAACCATTGGAATATATCGACGGCAAGTCTGACTGGGTTGACCTTCGGGCAGCTGAGGATGTTGAGCTGAAGGCCGGTGAGTTCAAGCTGATCCCCCTGGGAATTGCTATGCAGCTTCCCAAGGGTTATGAAGCAATCGTAGCTCCTCGCAGCTCAACCTATAAGAATTTCGGCATTCGTCAAACCAACAGTATTGGCGTAATCGACGAGACTTACTGTGGCGACAACGATCAGTGGTATTTCCCCGCCCGTGCAGACCGCCATACCGTTATTCATGCCGGCGATCGTATCTGCCAGTTCCGCATTGAGAAGCACCAGCCCCAGCTATTTTTCGAGTCGGTCGATACGCTGGGCAACGCTGATCGAGGCGGTATCGGATCTACTGGGAAGCGATAAGCAATGTCTGAGTACATCGAAAAAGAGGCGCTGAGACAATTCCCAATTCGGAAAGACCACTATGACAAGGAGAACGGAGATGAGCATTTTATCTTTGGCATAGAGGCTGTGCTTGAATACGCCGAAAACCTACCCGCTGCTGATGTTGCGCCTGTGGTTCATGGGCGGTGGGAGCAAATCAAGGAATGGGCGACAAAGGCAAAATACCGTTGCTCAGTTTGTGGCAGAGAAATCATGTCTGCTGTAAAAGTAAACATCGAGAAATATCCGTACTGTCACTGCGGGGCAAAGATGGATTTGGAGGGCTGACTGATGGCACAATTCATCTGCGAAAAACAAGGACGATGCTGCCCGCACGAATTTTACGATTCTATAGAACAAGCTATTTCAGATTCAGAGGACGGTGTTCCGTGTGATCATCTGGTTGAAGTCTCCCCGGTGCGGCACGCAAAGTGGGGCGTTAATGTCGGTATGAATTTCTTCAAAGAACGGAATTGCCCGGTTTGCAAGAAGCGTATCGAAAGCAACTTCTGGAACTACTGCCCCAACTGCGGGGCAAAGATGGATGGAGGCATTGATAATGGATGAGCTAAAATCATGCCCGTTCTGTGGAGGAAAAATTGAAGAACGCGGCGGGCAATGCAATTACGGAAAGAAAACTATGACGCTGGATTTGAAGTGCAAGCAATGCGAGACGATTTTCAAATTCAAAAGCAAGTGGAATGAGAATCCATATCAAGAGGCGGTTGCAGCATTTAACCGGCGTACAAACGTGAATGAAACACCGATTTCACCCACATCTAAATGGTGTGACAATCAGTCCGTAGACGAGCTGGGCAAAGTAATCTGCTTGGCTCATCTCGCCGAGGCCAGAGTTCCAGACTGTCCATACAAAAGTAAGGAGGAGCGAGCGAGTGCCAAATATCCTTGCTCCGACTATGAAGAGGTGAGAACATGAAAGGTCTATTCCGAAAACGCGGCGGCGGTAAAACGACCGCATTAGTTTACACATCGGCGATAACCGGATATCCGATTGTCGTACCAACTACCATCAACAAGCGTTACGTAAAAGACGTGGCACGGCGGGTAGGTGTATCTATCCCCGAACCGATTGTTATGTCTGAGGATACCAGAGGCCGTCGAATTGGTGGTGTACTCATTGACAACGCCGAAGAAATTATCCGGGCGTATGCTGCAGAGCATTTCAACGCCCCGGTCATAGCCTATACCATAACGGTAGACGGGGATGGTGATAGCGCATGAGCCTCCTCCCTAATACGGTCGTCAATGGCAACTGCTTGGAAGTCATGAAGGAAATTGATGATGCGAGCATTGACATGATCCTTTGTGATTTGCCTTATGGGGCGACTCAGAACTCATGGGACTCGGTTATCCCGCCTGCTCCGCTCTGGGAGCAGTATGAGCGGATTATCAAACCGAATGGTGCGATCCTGCTGTTCGGCCAGGATAAATTTACCGCTACCATGATGCTCTCTAACCCTAAGCTGCACCGCTACAATATCATCTGGGACAAGGTGCTAAAGAGCGGATTTCTCAACGCTAAGAAAATGCCGCTCAGAGAGCACGAGGATATCATGGTATTCTACAAATCTCCGCCGCCGTATCATCCGCAAATGACAGTTGGCGAGAAAAACCACACCAAGGGTAAGGCCGTAGGGAAACAGGCGGAAGACGTTCATTCTAACCGGAGCTATGGCAACTATACATTGGTAGAGTCGCCAGACGGTAACATGAAGTACCCAGCGTCAATTTGGCGCTTTCCTAAACCCCACCCGTCCGTAGCGCTCCACGCCACTGAAAAACCTGTTGATCTGTTGCGCTACGCAATCCGTACTTACACTGACAGGGATGCAATCGTCCTGGATAACTGTTGCGGCACCGGATCTACTCTCATTGCTGCCAAGCTGGAAGGACGCAGATACATTGGGATTGACAATGGCGTGTGCGATAAAAAGAAAAGCCCTTACTATGGAATGCCTTGGGCGCAAGTAGCTCAAATCAGATTGGAGGCGATCGACCATGAACCTGCCGATGAACCTGAACGACATCGACCTTTGGGAGAAGGGACTACTGAAGGGGTTTGCACTCCCTCTGGGGTTTCTGCCTGAAGTCGGTGAAGTAGTGAACATTCTCGAACCGTTCAAAAGACTGACCATCTTAGAACCGATAACCGAAAAGAAAGTTACCATGGGCATCATGTATCGCTCCGATGGTTTATATGCCTGGGATGACAGTAAAACTGTGCCTAACAAATACGACGAGGCTCCCAGATGGAGTCCGGCCAGCCAGCTCCCGGAATATGCCATTCGGCGTAAGGCTATTGTCACCAAGTTCGAGTGCAAGCCACTCCGATCCTTTACCGATGATGATATCAAACTTCTTCTGCTGGACTATGCTTCACAAGATAATCCCCAGCTTCTTATGGAGGAATATCTGCCCATCAAGAACTTTGAGTTGTTGTATGGCTGGTGGAAGCAGCACTATAAAGCGACTCTGAAAGACTGCGACAACCCACAGGCCATTATCCTCCATCTTGTTTCAACAGACTGACAACAAACTTCATTAGCAACAAAGAAAATCACGGCTTCCCTCTTGACAAATTGGGAGGCCGTGATTATACTATGTATATAGCAACAAAGTAAATTATTCTATCCTTATAGGAGGACTGCCAAATGAAAGTAGCTATGGTAAAGCATAAGCCCTATGGCAAGGTGTTCTGGTTCGAGATTCCCGAGTATCTTGTAGGCAAACTTCAGCCCGGATTTCGTGTGGCCTGTAATACAGCGCGTGGCCGGCGCTATGGCACCGTTGTGGCCGCTGATCTTGACGAGCAGGATGTGAAAGAGGTTATGTTGGCCTCCGGCGCTACCTTCCCGCTCTCCACAATCGAAGCTACCACCCAGAAGGTGCTGATGAGCGCCATCAAAATACCGGAGTACATGGCCCGCACAAAGCCCAGCGATGAGAAGATCGCAAAGCGTTTTCTGGAGTTCTATCATACCGGCCAGTTCAATACCAATGTTGCCCTGGACGATAACGCCGTCTTGGTTGACGGCTATTCTGCCTATCTGGTGGCGCAAAAGGTTGGCCTCGTATTCCTCCCTGCAATCTACAAGGAGGTCTGAGGTATGCCCGAATTTGTGAAGCCCACACGGAAGGTCGTCAAAATTGAAGATGCTTTTGGAGAGCTGATCGGCAAAACGCTCGTAAAGGATCTTCATGACAACGAAGAGATTTGTCCTATTTGTCATGGTACCGGCCTCCGCATCGAAGATAATCCTTATGGGTTGTCTGACGACCCCGATAAGAGAGCCAGCCACTTCCCCTACAAGCACCAGTCTATCCGGTTCTGCCCGAACTGTTATAACGGTGTCGTACGTTATTGCCCCGACTGTGGAAAGCAGATTCCGAGGCACCGAACACTTTGCGACTGCGACACCGTTGTGCAGCGCCGCCAGCAGGAAGAAAGCCGCAAAGAAAAAGAACGGCTCGAAAAAGCAGAAAAGCACGAGCCGGATGCGCTCGGGTCGTTGTTTATAATGGCACAAAGCGACTTTTACCCTCACAACGAAGGATATTTCAGCTGCTGGGAGGATTTCTTTGATAGCTGGAATGAAGATCGTGAAGAGTTCACGGAGAAGCCGCTGTACGTATGGGGAACCGAAGAGGTAGAGATGAGTTTCGATGCTTCAAGTATCGTATCCAATGCCTGTGAGGATATGTATGAAGACGCCTATGATGACATTGGAGCAGACGCTGTTGCTGAGATGCAGCACTACCTCAACGAATGGAAAGAGAAATATGGGCGCACGTCCTATTTGCTGACTACCAAGCACGCTATCCGTATTCCTTGGGAGGAGATGAAATAACAATGGCAAAGAAAAACGACAGTCTGGGCGACCGCATGAAAGGCTATGAGGGTGTTTCTCGCAACTTCTTAACCCGCCGTGTGCCCGCAATCATCCGACTTGACGGTAAGGCGTTCCACACCTTCACGAAGGGCATGGAAAAGCCTTTCGATCCCGTACTGACTCAGGCTATGCAGGAGACGATGAAGTATCTCTGTGAGAACATCCAGGGTTGTGTGCTTGGTTATACTCAGTCCGATGAAATCACTCTGGTGCTGACAGACTATGCTACTATCCAGACCGACGCTTGGTTTGGCTACAATATTCAGAAAATGTGCAGTGTTTCGGCTTCAATGGCAGCCTTAGCATTCAACAAGGAGTTTGCACGTATCGCTGAGGAGTGGATTAACTGCAATGCTCCGTATTGGGGATCTATCGGCGACGATGCTTCTGTCGATCTTACCGCATATACACGGTACAACACCTACTTCAATAAGATGAACACCGCCATGTTCGATTCCCGCGCTTTCTCTGTTCCCAAGGAAGAGGTCTGTAACTGTCTGATCTGGCGGCAGCAGGACGCAACCCGAAACAGTATTGAGGCCGTAGGTCAGGCCAATTTTAGCCACCACGAGCTGCACAAAAAGACCTGCAACATGATTCAGGAAATGCTTTGGTCTCAGCGAGGCATTAACTGGAACGATTTTCCCACAGAGCTGAAGCGCGGTTCCTGCTGCATTAAACGGCAGTTTGAAGAAACCATCGACGATCCTCGCAACCCCGGCCAGAAAATTACCGTATGCCGTAACAGATGGATCATCGACCACGAAATTCCCATCTTCACTCAGGATCGGGAATATATCGAAAAGCTGATTTAAGGAGGCCATAAAAATGTCCCATATCTATGAGAATGATACGAAGCCCATTCTGAGCGACCCTCCGTACCTGCTGCAATTCATTTTGGCCGTGGTGCTGTCTGTGCTCTGCGGAGCGACCATCATGTTTATGTGGAACTGGTTCGTTGTTCCTCTCGGACTGCCCATGATTGGCCTGGTGCAAGCGCTGGGGCTTGATACACTCATCACATTCATTGTGACTACCAGAGTCAATACCAACCCCGACCCGTTCTGGGATCGTTGGATTACTGCTATCACCTATGCACTTCTCACACTGTTCATCGGGTGGCTACTCCACTTCTTCATGTGACCCAGGAGGATATCACAATGACTGAAAAAGAAAAACTGATCAATGTTGATCTGTATGGCGACGGTAGCCGAAACTCGCGGCTTCGCGCAGAGTACATCTATTGCGATCATGCCGATGTGTGTTCGGCATATAAGGAAGGAAAATGCTTCCGTAAGACGACGCTATTTGGCGTTCGTTGTGAATTTGGCCGTACGGCCTGTGTTGATGGCGGCACAAAGAAAACCAAGATGTACGGACGTGTTTACAACGAGGCCAAAGGCTCAGAACAGTACCATAAGCTCTCTTACCCCAACAACACCTACATCGCAAAAATCGGTGACGGTGCTTTTCTCGCGCCGCCTCATGTCAGAATCGAACGCGGCCCGGATTCCAGGCTGTTCTGTCATGATCCTGGGTTCGGTTGCAATCGTCTCTTTGTCCCTATCGACGCGCTGACGCCCGACAATATCAATCGAATTTGCACTTACCATCCGCGTGCTATGATGGGTGGAGAGATTGAGAGCTATCAGACAGAAACCATCCCGATCTTTCTCCGCCAGTTGTCCAAATTGTTCCCGGAGCAGTACAACGCTTTCATCGCGGCGTTCCCGGATTATGAGCTGAAAGCTCCTGATTATCGTGGGAAATATGCGAAGCTGTCAACCTGCAATCGTGAGCTGACCTATCGTGACGCTCATGGCAACTCTTTCCGTTTTGACGGCGATGAGTTGGTATGTGACAAGTATCGGCTTGGTGGGTTCATGCCGTTCTCATCCTCTGGTTACGCACAAATGCGTATTCCGGTAACAGATGATATGCAGGTAAAAATTACCGACAGCAACCAAGTCACGGATCAAACCGTCCTTATGTAGTCATATAGCAACAAAGTAAATCAATCAGAGGTAACAAAGATGAAAACCCATACTCTCAAATTCAAGGGGGATCATGGGCGACCCGAAAAGATTGCTGAGATCCGCGATCTGAACGAAGCAGGCCAGCCTAAATCCGATCAGGATATTTTGGATGAGGCTTTTCTGCTGATTCATGCGTTCTGCGCCGGACGTGGCGTCAAGATTTATTACATCCGAGCTTGGAATCGCACCGGCGTCACCATTTTTGATGTAGGGAGCCATACTGAGTTCTTTCATCTTACCCCGGCGGTCAGTCTCTACGCAGACACCGCTTCATCAGAAAGGAGCGAACAGGATGGCTAAGGTTTCAACCAGAACCCCGCCGCTCATTTCCCTTTATTTCTGCCAAGAAAAAGGCGACCCTGACTATGGGTCTTGCCTCTGGGCAGTTTTTAACTTCGATCTCGAACGATACGAGCTGTCCATTACATCCGACTGCGGGAACTACGCCTACGGTTGGGTTCCTACGCACAAGAGCGAGAGCTTTATGCACCTCATGGCAAGGTTGGACTCCGGCTATCTGCTGGATAAACTCGCCAGCCCGTGTGTTATCGACACAGAGGCTACCTTCGAGGCCGTAGAGAGATTTATGAATATTCGGGGCGTCGATTTTTCAGAAACGGATCGTTGGGGTGATCCTGTATTCGATATGGACGAAATCAAAAACTGTTGCGATCAGAGCGACGAGCGAGATGTCCACGATGCCTTGAAGCAAAAGTTCAAAGGCACATCCATGGAGGGCTGTGACGACTACGACCTCTGGGGCTGCATCCAAAAAGATTTCACGACTAACGCCAAAAAGATTGTGCAGGTCTTCATGGACTATATTCAGCCCAAGTGCAAAGAGTTCTCCAATAATGAGAAATAGGAGGCATCGTATGGAGCTGGAAAGATGCCCATATTGCGGGGAAACGGCAAGACTTGTCAGCATTCAAAATGGTTTTGCCATTGTGTGCAACGATAAAAACTGCCTCGGCCAGATGCAGATTCATTTCGGGAGTTGCGACAACGAGGAGATCTTCTTGGAGAAACTTGTGTCCAACTGGAACAAGAGAGAACCGGAGATCAATGCTGTTGTGTCTGCGGTTGAGTGCATAGAGGAATACCGTAAGACGGTATATGAAGAAACTCAAGAGCCATACGACGAGCATGGGTATTGTTGTATCGCAGTGCTCGATGAAGTCATCAACCGCCTGAAATGCTTCACATCTTTCGCCGCTGTTAAAACATGGATCAGGACAAGGAGAAAGCCATGAGTGTTGTTTACGAAAGCCAGTGTCACGCGACGTGTGATAACTGCGGGAAAACTGATATGACATCAACCATGCGACTGGCGGATTTCAAAAAAAGCTGAGGCAAGAAGGATGGAGAATTGGCGAGCTGACTTTTTGCCCTGAGTGTGCTGCACACATCAGGGGACAGCGAGGCGTAAAGCCTTGATAAGCCCGTCGTCTGATAGGGAGGACTTATGAGAAAGCATATCAGAAAGTGGAAAGCGACCGCAGAAATCAACATGGACGCTTCCAGATACAAGACAGTTGAGGTCAAGGCCAACACCGAAAGAAAGGCTCGTATCCTGGCAGAGGAGAAGTTGAAGAAAGATGGCGCTTTCTATGTCACGAACATGAGGATCGAAGAGATCACAGCTGAATGAAAGGAGCATTTGACATGAAGCCCGGTGACAAAGTTGTGATGAACAACAAATATTACGTGAGTGCGGAAAATAAAAGTCGCATCTGGACGGTAGCATCAGAACCGTGGATGTGTTGTGGCACTCTCGTTGTAAAACTGGAAGGGAAATCTGGCGGCTATGCTGTTGATGGACTGGACATTATTTCCGAATGAAACGAGGCTTTCATATGTGCAAAGTATACGAGCGCCCGCCTATTGTCCTAAGCGAAGGTATGAAGCTCTTCGCTGTCAACGCTGGATACCGTAAAACCGACGTAGGTACGAACTGGTATTATGTCCGAGCCAAGAATGCCCGCGAAGCCCGCAAGCGCTTCAAAGACCGGATAACCTGGCTTGATGTCTATGGCGTCCGTGAAGTTACTGACGCCGCACTAATCCAAGATGTGCTTAGTTCTCCGAGAAAGTATATCTGCTTCTGACGGAGGGCGAGATGGGAAAGAGAAAACATAAGGCTCCGCAAATGCCAGCTTGGTTTTGGTACGGCATTGTAGACGGCTGCTGGTGCTGCAAAAATCGCCATAACTGCAACCAGTGTAAAGAAGTCCGTAAATACCGCAAGCAGCATTTTCCACCCAAAGAAAAAAGCAGGCATGGCAAAGCCGATCATGATGATCGAGGAGAATAACCATGAGAGCAACAAAGCAATTCAATAACGTAGACACCCAGAGCAAAATCGCAATCAATACTGACGAGCTTCAGGCCATGTTGAGTTGTGGCCGGTATTCTGCCGTACAGATTGGCGAGGCTGCTGAGGCTCGTATCCAGATCGGGAAGCGAATCTTCTGGAATGTCGAAAAGATCAAAAGCTACATCAACTCTATTTCTGTATAGGAGACTGCCGTATGAACACTTACCTGACCATCATGGTGACGGTCTTAGTTCTTACTCAGATTGTCCGTATCGTTCAAAACACCATCCAGCTTCGCCGGCAGTATAAGCTGTTTCAGGCTCAACTCGGACAGCTGGATGACATCACCCAAGAGGATCTTGATATGCAACGCAGGGCATATCGTTTGATTGTGGACTACTTAGAACGCCATGAAAAGTAATACCGTTTGGAGAACCATTTTCTTCTGTATCAAACGGAAACATCCAGACTGGAGTAACAAGCGTATTACCGCTTGCACCAGATACGCATACAGGAGGAGCTAACTACAATGTCTGAATACATTAAGAAAGATCCGCTAATCGAAATCGCAGAGCAGCAAGGCCATGTGACCATTGATGACATCATCAATGAGCCTCCTGCCAATGTCGCCCCGATACAATACGGCCAGTGGATTTTGCGTGGCCGTAAGATCTTGTGCAGTAAATGCAGAGCTGTATTTGAGGAACTAAAAGAAGATGAGCTGTTCGAGGTTAAGGCAGACTTGCCATACCTATGTGAGATTGAGAAGTTCTGTTTTAACTGTGGAGCAAGAATGGTGAAGGAGCGTGAGGCGTAATGACCAAAGAAGAGGCTATCAAGCAGTTAGACGGAGCTGACATTGCGGTACTAAACCGGGACTTCTTTAAGTTCAATCAAGCTATCATTATGGCAATCTCAGCCCTCCGTACCCAACAGAAGCAGGAGAACGAATGTACAAAGTGTAGCGGCATTGTGTATCGTCAAACAGACAGCGGGAAAATCATTCCGGTTAGTCAACGGTGTGGCGCAAAAATTACACCTCCTTGCTACGTACCGGATGGAGATGGATGTGCTTATCAAATCTATGGAGACAACAACGACGAACCAATCGACCGCTGCAAGTCTTGCCCGTTGTGCCAGAGCGATAAAATCAGGCATAAACAAGAGCCGGTATACAACAATTCTCTAACCCTGGACGAGCTACGGCAGATGGACGGGGAGCCGGTGTGGGTTCAGTCTCCCGGTGTCCCGGAATACGGAAGATGGGCCATTGTAGAAGGGGTGGGAGAGAATTGCTTATTTCTGCGTGATGATTTTACTTGCCATGACTACGGCAAGACCTGGTTGGCCTACCGCCACAAGCCGGAGGAGGAACTGAAATGAACATTACCAGAAAACGCTTCATTATTATGCGCAATAACCGAAGCGAAGTATGGTGCGGCCTATCAAAGAACTTTTACTTCAAGCCGATCTCAGAGATAAAAGACACGCCCGTAAAAACCTATCGTTCACAGGCGCAGGCCGAAGCCGGGTGTTCTTCCTGGGATAGAAATTTTGAAGTCGTTCCGGTAATAGAGACCATAGAGATAGATCCCTCAGCCAATAGCGGCCATATGAAATTCAAAGTCGGATCAAAAGTCCGCGTGAAAAACGTGTATAGCGGCGGTAACTTTGATGACGGCGATATCGTAACCATTAAACAAATTGGTAATGAAGATGACCCAGACTGCTATGGTGCGATTTCGCCATATGACGGACTGATGTGGTATTTGAACGAAGATGAAGTTGAAGCCCTCACGTGTGATTTTTGCAGTAAATGGAACTGGGGAGAAGCATCTGCTGTTGTTGATAATGGGAAATTTGCCCATATCTACTTGGCCGGCGGTGCATTCAGATTCCCGGTACATAAGCAGTTCATGTATTGCCCTGTCTGTGGTGCTATGAACCCAAATCGCGCCGAAGAGAAAGAGGTGCGAGATGAACTTTAAGCAGTTTATCCGGTGGAGATTGGTTTGCTTTGTTCAAACTCACATCAGGCACTGCCAAGAGTGTAACGACTGGCACCATTTGTTCCGCAGAGACTGGCAACGGACGTATTGGAGAAGGAAGTTCTGACCATGAGCAATAACGCGAACTGCATCACCTGCAGGCACAAAAAGGACTTCTTAGTTCCGTGCGATTGGCTGAAAAAACAAAGAGCCGTGATTATGCCGCCCTGCCCAAGATATGAGTCCGAAGAGGAGGATACCGATGCCCGAACCAAACTTGAAACCATTACCTTGCCCATTTTGCGGCAGCACAAAGCTGAAAGTCGATCAGAAAACAAGTAGTAATACGAAGTGGAATCCCGAAACAGGGCGAAGCGATAAACTGGTCGTAGTTACAGTTCGTTGTAACAAATGCCACACGAGAGGCCCGACAGTCTCTATGTACGCAGGGTGGTATGATCGGCCTGCTCAGGTTTTGAATAATGCTGCTATCGAAGCCTGGAATCAGCGTATCGAAAAGGAGGTGACTAACGATGCCAGCATATAAAATTGGAATTACAGAGGCTGGCGATGCCGGCGTTGATCTGTCATGGGTTGACAAAATGGGATCTGTTGATGGCGCTGTGCTCATTACCAAGTGCATCTCTCCTAACTTTGTCGATGCGGCTATGAAGTTCAAAGACAAGATAATCGTCCATGCAACGATTACCGGCTATGGCGGGACAATCTTAGAGCCTCTTGTTCCGTACCCATATGAGCAATACGGCGCAATCATGTACTTAATCGAAAAAGGATTCCCAAAAGAGAAAATCGTAATCCGTGTTGACCCCATTATTCCAACCAGGAAAGGTTGCGAAAGAGCACTAAATGTTATCAAGACATTTATCGACATGGGGTTTAATCGCTACAGGATCAGTGTGATTGATATGTACCCTCATGTTCGAGAGCGTTTCAAAGCTGCGGGACTTCCTCTTCCCTATGGGCCAAAGTTCTCGCCAAACGAAAGCCAGCTCAGGGCAGTAGATGGGATGATCTTGGATGCCAAAAACCACCTCATTAGTCTCGGGAAGCCACTCAAAGATTTGCGCATCGAATCTTGTGCTGAACCCGGACTAACAGAGGCGATTGCCTGCGGCTGTATTTCTGGATATGATCTTGAACTGCTCAAACTTTACTATGGAAGCCCGCCCGACAGAGTAGGGTATCAGCGTAAGAACTGTATGTGTTATTCAGGTAAGGTTGAGCTGCTGGAGCATAAGCAACAGTGCCCACACCATTGTCTCTACTGTTATTGGAAGACAAAGTAGGACTAACAGGAGGTCAATTACTTATGCGTTGGCTGATAAATTATATCAGATCTTGTTTTTGCAAACACGAATGGGAATTGATTTTTGACGTATTCGTAAAGGGAGACATGAAATCGTTCAGTTGCAAAACATACCGATGTAAAAAATGTGGCTACTCAAAAAGATACCACAGCCATTAGGAACAAAAAAAGAGCGTAGGTGAAAACCCTACGCTCTTATAGCTTTAGATTTCTTCGCCATTATCATTTCTGAGAAATCTTCCTTCAAAATGACAGTCCAGCGCATTGGCGATCTCTACTAATTCCTTTTCACTGAAATTATCACGTCTGAATTTACCACTAAGATTTTGAGAAGTACAGTTGAGCCGCGACGCTAATTCTTTCAAAGTCATGTTACGCTTGATAAGTGCGATTTTGATTTTCTCGGCCATTGCCATACTAACACCTCACAATCTTTGTTAAATCATTATAAATTGCTAAAGCACAAAAATCAATAGACAGTTTTCAAAGTAACCTATTAGCGATTTTATCGCTTGACTTTAGAAACCCCTCAAGATATTATGTAACTGTAGACTTACCATCGAAACAAAGGAGGATGATAAGTATGGCTGGCTTAAAACGAACAGACAACAAAGGCCGTATCTTAAAAGACGGCGAAACCCAAAGGAAAGACGGTACCTACCGTTTTACTTACACCGACGCAGATGGTGTTCGGCATGACGTGTATAGCAAACGGCTGGTTCCAACTGACCACCTCCCTCCGGGCTGCAAAGACGATCTCTGCCTTAGAGAAAAAGAACGAAAGATCAACCGCGATCTGGAAGACGGCATCAAGGCTGCGGTCGAAAACAAGGCTACGCTCAATGATCTGTTCGAGTTGTATATGGCAAACAAGCCCGAGCTGAAAGATACCACTCGTAGCAATTACCTCTATATGTATAACAAGTATGTGAGGAACGATATTGGCAAGAAAAAGATAGCCAGTATCAAATATTCAGATGTCAAGGCTTTCTATAACAAGCTCATCAAAGAGAAGGGCTTCAAGCCTAACTCTATGGAAATTATTCACACCATCATTCACCCCGTATTTACTCTGGCCGTCCGTGATAACTACATCCGTATCAACCCGGCTACCGGAGCGATGGCGGAAATCAAAAAGAGCCACAACTGGGAGAAGCCAAAGCGTCACGCGCTGACCATCGCAGAGCAGACGGCATTTATTGACTATATGAGAAATCACAAAGTTTATAATCATTGGCTCCCCTTGTTCACTGTCTTGCTTGGTACTGGATGCCGTATCGGTGAAGCCATTGGCCTGCGCTGGGAAGACTGCGACTTTGACGAAGGGATCATCAGTATCAACCACAATATGGTCTACCGAAAGTATGAGGAAGACGAAAAGGCGCGTTTCCATATTGTAACACCAAAAACAAGCGCCGGCGTCCGTATTGTGCCTATGTTGTCAGAAGTCAAAGCCGCTCTGCAGGCAGAATGGGAAACACAAAAGATAGTCGGGTTCAATGAGTCCGTTGTCGATGGGTATACTGGCTTCATCTTCCAAAACCGCTACGGCGATCCTCTCTCTCCTCATAGTGTCAACCGAGCTATTGACCGCATTTGTGCCGCCTACATCGAAGATGAAACGGTGCTGGCCGATCAAGAGGGGCGAGATCCTGTATTGATTCGTCACTTTTCTGCTCATAATCTGCGTCATACTTTCTGTACGCGGTTTTGTGAGAACGAGCGAAATATTAAAGTCATTCAGGAAATCATGGGTCATGCTGATATTGAAACTACCATGAACATCTATGCCGAAGCTACGAAGGAAAAGAAGAAAGAATCTTTCTCCAACCTCGAAGGAAAAATCAAGATCTCTTGAGGAGGATTTCAATGGGAAAGCTGATAGATCTTACCGACCGCACATTCGATATGCTGACCGTTATAAAAAGGGTTGAGGACAGAAAACCAGGCCGTCCTATGTGGTTGTGCCGGTGTGAGTGCGGCAATACCGTTGTCGTATCCTCTACAAATCTGCTACGAACCAATGGTACAAAATCATGCGGCTGTCTTCGGCATACTCCCTCTCCCACCCTCATTGATTTGAAGGGCAAAACATTTGGCAAGTTGAAAGTAATAGAGAAAGATCCAGACTCAAAACCAGGTAAAGCGAAATGGATTTGCGAATGCAAATGCGGAAACATCGTGTCTGTCCTCTCTGATAGTCTCCGCAATGGAAAAACCAGATCCTGCGGTTGCGCCCGATCTCAGATCAAGCATGACCTTACAAATCAGACGTTCGGCTTTCTTAAAGTAATCGAGCCGGTAAAAAACGAGAGGATCAAAGGTAATGAAACCCGCTGGAAATGCCTCTGCCAGAATTGTGGGCGCACCGTTGAGGTTAGCAGCTATTGGTTAAGGCATAGCGATCCCTATGGGCACTGTAAATGCACCAGATTTAACAAACCTTTGTAAAAGCCATTTACAGCCTCTCTGAGCGCTTCAAATCTTAAAGGTGAAATTACCCTCGAACAATTTAATCGCCGCTCCTGCGTTGCCCAGCGGCTCCGCTGGCAAAAAAATAGGGTACAGAAATCCGTTGCGGAAATCTGTACCCTATCTTTATTTTCTTGTCAAAAAAATAGGGAGTCAGCCCGTAGGCCAACTCCCTGTGTAAAACCAATATTCGTGTGGTAACGCTGGGGTATTTTCGGCAAATGTGGTAAAGCTGTGGTAAAATGAAAATCGCCTCTCAAATGCTACAACTTTTTGTTATAAAAACAGGCATTTTACCTTGTATTTAGCCCATTTCAGAACATTTTTCAAGCATTACTCTCCGAGGGGCTTCATGGTGGGGAACAGAATGACCTCACGGATGCTGTCGGAATTGGTCAG